GCCGCACGGATGGAGAAGCAGGTTTCTTCTTCAGGGTTGAGCAGGGAACGCTCCAGCGTATCTGCAAAAGGACCAGAAGGCTTCACACCAGCTTCTACCGCCACCATCGGGAAACCAGACTTCGACTTGTAGTTGTCGTAGTCAAGCTTCAGCGAGTTGAAGTGGCAGCACACCTTGTCTTCGTGGATCTCGTTCAGGCGCTTGAAGTACGCAGTCGGAGACAGACCTTCCTGACGAGGATGGCCCAACTCACCGCGCAATACACCCGCCTTAACGCGACGCATCAGCGCACCAGAGTCCTCGAACAGCTTGGCAGCCTGACCGAGCGGGTAATACTGACCACTGTAGTTCTGAACGTTGAAACCGCCTACAGTGATCGGGAAGTACCCGTTGGCATCTGGTTTGATGATACCTTTCTTGTTGACGCCCAAGAGCGCCGTACAGCCGTAGCTGATTTGTTTGCCGGCCATGACCGTCTACCTTCTAAGCATTTCCTCAATGGGCTCGCTACGCTCCGCTGGGTTCACCAGCGCAGTCGTCAGACCCTCCTTGAAGTATGGACCAATTGCCCGAGCAAACGTGTTCGTCGGGCCCCAGATAATGGAACGCAGTGGGATGATGGTAGGCTTGAACTTATTCAGGTCAGCCGGTGACTTGGCAACATGACGATATTGAACCGCCTTGTCGCCTTCAACCCGCGTACACGAAGAGCAAACCATCTGCATGATGGCATGGTTCGAACCCACACGCACCCCACAGAATTCGTCAGCGTTCTCAAACGGCATGGCCATGTCGTCTTCTTCGAACCACCAGCCGTAGTTGCCTTTGGAGGTCAGTTCGTTGTAGACGTAGTAAACCAACTCGTTTCGCATCACCAAGTTCAGCTGCGGGCAAACCACCGCGCCCTTGGGGAAGATCAACTCGATGTATTCCACATCGTCGATGGTCACATGGTTGATGTCGGTCGGCGCCAAACGCATCATCGACGGAGCATTGACGACAGTGTAATAACTGTCCTCCATGATCAGTGCAAAGATGGCAATGACATAAACCTCAGGTTCCAGCACGCCAAGCCCCTGCTCGATGTACCGAGCAGGGACCATGATCTTGCAGGGGACCTTAGTAACCATCTCGTCACCCCGTACAATGATATTCGCATTGCACTTATCGGGATCACGCTTCAGGCGACTTACGTCCATCTACCACCCCCTTAACGCTGACCGCCTTTGGTAACCAAGAGGCCAGCGGCCCAGTCGGTCACGTAGTTGACGGTGGCCAGGAACGCCACTTCGTCTTCGGACAGGTCGTCGTCATCTTCGCAGATCTCGTCCATGTTCATCACGAACATCGCCACTTCGGTACCGGTGTAGAAGGTATCGAGGATGATGTCACGGATGTAGCAGTACGGCTCTTTGATGAAGTTGGTTGGCAGACGATCGATGCCGGCATTCAGACGCAGCATGGCGTCTTCATAGACGGCAACCAGGCCTTCGTTCTTGCGCTTGTCCACATAGTTGCGGATCAGGCGGAACAGCTCGATACGCGCTTGGGCGTTCAGGCTCTCTTGCTCGGTGCGGCTGGAGACCGACACGTAGTCGTTCCACTTGGCCAGCAGAGCAGGTGCCATGGCCAGCAGCTCTTCGCCGTTCGATGGGCGCAGTTGGCCGGTCATCAGGGAAGCACCCAGGACGATCTCAGGCGAACCGCCTTTCTTCAGCCACTCGGTGTAGATGTCCGAATGCACCATCACCTGATCGCCTTCGTAGGCGAGGATCATCACGTTGCCGTCGGCGCAGTTCTGACGGATCTTGTTGATGTTCCAGATGTTGTTACCGGTGCGCTGCAGAACGATGTTGATACCGTTCTGGTAGGCCGACAGGTTGTGAGCGGATTTCTCCGGCTGCTTGTCGATCAGGTTGCGGGCCCAGACGTGCAACAGGACCTGGTCATTGATCCACGCACCAGACAGACTGCCCGGACCACGAACGGTGTCGAGGTAGCCGCTGGTGAAGCACGACTTGAACAGGTCTTTCAGTCGCTCTTCGTCGTAGGTCTTGAGCAGCTCATCGAGCAGCTTGTCGACTTGCGGCAGGCCGGTCTTGGTCAGCTCCAGGAAGTTGGTGAACTGCTCTTCCTCGGTGGAGAGGATCAGACCCTGAGGCACTTGACCTGCGTTTACGCCGTCGGCGTAGGTGTCGCCAGCTTCGAGGACGTAAGGACTTTGCCAGATCGGGTGGAACGGCACCGGCACAACCGAACGCTTGCGGTAGGCGTAAGGGATGTCCGGGTTGATCACCTGTTCGAACTCTTCCATGACCGACTTGATCAATGGCAGGGCGTCGGTACGGGCGACCATGATGTTGCGGGAAACGATTTCGCCAATACCGATGGCGGCCTCGTCGGTGAACTGCTGGTGTACAGCGTCGACGTTCTCTGGGTTGGCGTACTCGTTGGTACGGTCCAGGCGATTACCCTCAACGTCCATCGACGGGCACATGGTGTCCACCGAGTTGTGACTCAGGGCAACCAGGTTGTCGAGGAAGCTGTCGGCTGCGCTGTTGATGGCGATGCCGCGTTCAGCAGCAGCGGTTGCCAGAGCAATGGCTTCGTTAGCAATGGAAGATGGAAACATGGGGTCTGCTCCTTAAAGCGCCAGTTTGTTCTTGAGGCGAGCTGCAGTCAGCGCGGCCAGGGCGTCGTCAGAGACGGTTTCTTCGTCCAGCGTGCGCTGCACCTGCTTGCCCAACACCTGACCCAGTGCCAGACCGACCACATTAAGAATGTTGGCCACGACCACCGTGTTATGCTCCACCAGCTGGATTTGATTGGTTTGCATGTTGTGCTCCGTTTAACAAAAAAGAAACACCGGGGCTACTCGCCCCGGTAAGCTTTGACGCCCCTCATGCCAGTGTGTATCAGCAGGGCATTCATCATGCCCGCCTTGCGAGGGGAGCGAACGATACGGTCCTCAATGGATTTATCCGAGAACTCAGCGTCCAGTGGGATACCGGACTCAGTCTCGAAGACCCCCGAGATCGGTGCACTGAATACCGACTTCATCTGGTTACCGTACACACCCTTGTCACCTGCGAATGCATCGCGGCCATGGGTAATGCTGATGCGGATAACCAGTTGGTCGATCTGCAGCGGATTGTTGTTCACGCGCAGACTTTCGTCAGCACGCCCTTCGAACACATCCTCGCCCAAATCACGGTTCTTATTGCGCAGCTTGCGATCGTAATCCTCGACCATCTTGCGCAGCGAAGGCGACATGTCTTCAAGTTCCCCGTTATAGAGGACCTCGATCTGGTCAACCACGCCATGCAGTTTGGCACGAGGGGCCTTGTCCACCAGCAGTTGCAGGGAACCTACACCTGTCTCAGAGAACAGATCAGCAGCTGTCGAAGACGGGTCTTCCATTGTACATAGAGTATCGTCTGGATGGACCTCTTCTCCTACTTCCACCAGCGTATGCAGGGTGGTTTTGAAGTCGATGACGATGTCCCGTACCTCGGTCTCGTATGCGCGCATTGCAGCCGAAGTTTTAAGCGTGATGCGCGAGGCGTCTTCCAGGGTGTTCACGGATTCGTACAGCGCAACGCGCACTGGTACACCGTGCTTGTAGGTCACTTGACGAGCAGCGAAAGGAGAAGGTTCAAAGAACCAACTGTTGTAAACCAACACGTCCCCGTCATCCACCGTGTCACCGACCTTGACAGTTGCAATCAGGTCGTTAGGGTAGGTATGACCCTCACCCTTAGTGAACACACGCCCAACCTCCACAGCATCCGTTGAGCCATCCTCGTACTTCACTTTGAGGACGCCGTTCTTGATGCTGACTACTTCCCCTTTACCAGTCGCCACATAGGCAAACTTCTTACCCGAGCGGTGAGCAATGACTTGCTCATAACCAGTGGAGTAAGGCATGGTGCGATAACCAACTGCACCAATACCCGAACCGTGCTGGATACCGATAAAGTTCACACGCTTTGGATCGTCGATGTCTGCACCCGGCGAAAGCAGGGCGGCAGTGGAGACCAGCGACGAGATACCTACGTCTGCATTAGGAGCAGGCGCGGTGATACCACGCGTGGAGACGATGCGGGCGTTAGCGGTTTTGTAGACGTTGATCGCCACGTCACCACTGTCCACGGTTTGCTCGGAGATAGAGCCCATGTCGTTCGGGTGGAACTTACGGGTCTTCGCCACCATGGAACGTTTGCTACGGCCACCGGTACCAATGTAGGTAACAGCTTCGGCAGCGCGAATGTCCGCAATCGGGTTGCAGTTGTTGATTGGCGACACAGAGCTGTCAGAGGTCAGGGTATTCCAGACCGCAGTAGGTTTCATGTCAACAGAGGCTTTGGTCACACGGCTACGCAGCTTGTACTGACGCGTTGCAGCCACCAGCTCGCGATACATGGTGCCAGGGACACGCTCGTAGCCCTTGAGCAACATGTACGCACCATCGACCTCGTCTGGCGCGTAGTCCTGCATCAACAGCTCTGCAGCGCGGAACAGTAGAGGTTGCCACTCGGTTGGCTCCTTCATCTCCACCAGCACGTCCCGCGTCATTGGATCGACGAACAGGTCGTTGAGCATGGAAAGCTCGGTGGTGTAAGCCCCGTTGCGGGACTTGGCGTCCAGCAGAATGCCGTAGGCCGGATGATGGTCAAAACTGTAGACCGAGATCTGACGGATTTCCTTGTGGTAGAAACGGAAACCTGCCAGCAGCAACATTGGCAGCTGCTCGCGGGTATCCAGAATCAAGGACTCGTCACTGAAGCGAACAGCGTATTCGTGCGGGGCCAGATTCATGCGCTCGCCAGCACGCACACGGCGCACAGTGGCCTTCACACGAGTGATCAAAGCAGACAGGCCCATGTAACTGGCCAGCGCCACACCCAACGGAATCCACTGACCACGCAGCTTGATCATGGCAAGCTGATGCGGGGCGCTCGATACGTCCAGGCCCAGAATACCTTCAATGGTACCCATGGACTTGCCATTGACCACGAACTCGTTGTTGGCATTCATGACGATGACTTGACCACGCAGGGTCTTGCCCACCACCACGCCACCATCCAACTCCAGCTGCGGCAACTGCTCAGGCTTGACGATCGTGCCACGGTCAGCGTACTTGAAGTTCAGCAGCATGTCAGCCACTTGCATGGTGTGCACACTGTGCGCCAGACGCGAGTACGCCTTAGGCACTTTAGCCGAACGGTCAAATACGTTGGTGAAGTGGATCTCCTTGAGGAGCCCGCCTTTCTCCATCGACAGGTTGGTCAGCTGAGTGGTCAGCCAGCGGCCATAGTTGTGAATCTCGCGCTCAGACAACGAGACAGAGATCTTGCCATAGTAGCTGGTCAGCGACACACGGCCAGGGGCTACCACACGAATCGGTACGTCCACCCGCTGGGTACGCATGCGGTACTCGGTACCGCCGGAGCGGAAGGTACCTTCTTTCGCATTGACCTCGGGATAGATGATGCGGCTGGTAGAAGGCGCACCACCGATCGGTTGCCAGCGCACAGACAAGATACCCTGTTCGCCCAGCACGGTCTTGGATTTCTCCAAGTCAATGCTGGTGATGGCAAGGCCTGCACGCTGGAAGTTCAGGATCGAGTTGGCGATGTCCTTCTTCATCGTCTTTTCGATGTACTGCTGGTTAACCTTGCGGCTAGCAGACACCAACATCGACTGGTCAAAGATCGGACCTTTGACGTTAAACGTGTCAGGCTCAACCTTCAGCTCTTCAGGCGTGACCTTGGCGAAGTCGACCAAGAGACCAGGACCCCATGGGTTCTTGATCTTCTTGTAGCCTTCAGCCAGCGCTTCGATGCGGCGCAGCTCAGCACCAGAGATAACGCCGTCTTTAGCCAGCGCACGACCACGGGACAGGATACCCTCTTCCAGTGGGTTGGCGTTTGGGTTGACCGGGGCAAAGTCACCGCCTTCCTGAATCTGTTCAACGCGTTCCAGTGCTTCAAGGTTCGCGTCGATCTCTTCATCGGTCAGCTCAGTTGAAACCTTGCCGCCCAAGGACGCGGCTGACAAAGCTTCGGATCGCTCCTGCTCCTTTATCGCCTGTTCCTTCGCTGCTACCTGATCCTCCACCGAGCGCGGAAGGGTTGTAGTCGCTTGGGAGCTGTCGACCCCAATACTCGACAGACTCGCGGGCTGGTTCTTCTCGTACTTCGAGGAGATCTCCTTGCTCACCGGTACCTGGGTCAGAACCACCTCGTTGTGGGCCTGGATCTCCTGGTTGGTTTTTTCGGACTGCTCCTCCGGCGCGTCTTGATCGGGCAATCCGTCTGGCTTTGCTTCTGCAACCACACCGGCTTCCACCAGTGCAATCAAGCCATTGAGGAAACGCTTCTGCATGATCAGACCGTCGTACTTACCTTTCGGGTTAGCCTCGGTCTTACGCAGTGCGCCCAGATCAGCCAGGTTGAACACCATCCAGTTGCCACGCACAGTGAACACGAGGTTAACGTGTTTGAGCTTGTCTTCTGGAATCTGAGTGATCAACGACAGAACGCCACGCGGTGCGTCCTTACCATCCGGCCCCTTGCGAGGACCAGGGTCGCCCAGCCAGCGCCACAGCTCCAGGAACATCAAACGTTCCAGAGAGGTGAAACGCTTGACCGATTCGATGGTCAGGATCTCTTCGGCCTCAGCCTTCTGAATCTGGTTCAGGACAGGGAACGAAGTTGGCATGCGGATTGGGATGAAGTGCTGGCGATCCACTTCCTGCACAATCTTGGCCACTTCAGCAAATACGTTGTCACGTACGTTGCGGTTGCGGCTGTACTCGATGAACTGCGTGCCCTGGTACTTGACGTAATGTCGAGCCAAGGCATGGTTGATCACCAGAGTGGAAGTGGCGTTGCGCAGCGCAGCATCGCGGTTCAGCACTTTCTTCAAAGAAGGGAAGCGCTGGTGGTACCGGCGAATGAAGTTCTGCGGACTGCCAGTGATAGGCGTGGTCTTGCCGTGGGTGGCTTTGAACTCAGTGATGTGCTCTACCCACACATCGCCTGCAGTTTGACGAATCATCCACCAAGTAGGTTCCGGCCCTTCGTCCACATCGCTTTCAGGCAGATAGTGGATTACAGAGCCCGTCGGAAACTCCACCTTGACCATGTCCGAGAGCCTGGGCATTGTCAGGTACTCGGGACGGATCAAGCCGTGCTTCCGGTTGAATACTTCAAAACGAACCATGGTTATCTCCGGCTCATGTTGTGCGTAACCAGCGTCAGGGTGTAGTAGTCCATCGAGGACTTCAACTGTCCGTCCGGGTTCAGATAAGTTTCGGCCAAGTCGAAGAGCTTGTTCAGCTCATCGATCGATTCCTTGGAGAACGCATAGTTGGCGGAGGTCATATCACCGTCGTGGTCCGCAGACAAACCTACCAGCCTCGACATGTGCACCGACATGGAGTCGTAGTACACAGCGTTGGCCACTGGGTAGCTTGCAATCACACGATCCGATGGCTCCCAGTTATCGTCCAGCTCACGGCATTGGCGAGCAGGTACAGTCGAGACCAACGAAGGACGCGACGGATAAATGGAGCCAGCCCCTGCCACGGGGTAGCGGGTTGGGAACACGAACGTCTTGAGCCATGCATCGACGCAGTTAAGGTAGATGAAGTCGGTCAAGTTCATGGGGCGCACCTTGGACCGATCAAAGTCCGCAGGGAATTCCGCCATGTCGTAGAAGATCTTGAAATGCTCTTCCGTTTCGTAGACCAGGCCCACGTACATCCCGTTGATGGTGATAGCCCGCTGACGCAGACTGTCCTCACGGAACGATTCAATCACCTTGCCCAGACCGTCTTTGGTGGTCCAACGGTCTTTGACTTGGTGACCGACATTGACATGGTGACGAGTGAGGTCCTTGGGCGAGATGAGCCACGCATGAGTTGTCTCAGGCGAATCATCAAACACATGGGTCATCATCACCTTACGCATGATGCCGATAGTCAGCGGACGAGTGCCCTTGGCAGTCTGGAAGATACCTACCTGAGTGTGGTTCATGTCCAGCGGTTCACCCACACCAATCTCGGCACGGACTGGGTCCATTGCAGTGATCACGTTACGGGTGCCGTCGAAGATACGACGACTAGCCATCCTCACGGCCATGTAGCCGCGCTTACCGCCAATCAGGTCAAACAGGTACTGCCACACTTCCTGGATAGCGCGCTGCAGGGAGCGTCTAGGGGCGTTCAGAGAGCGCAGGTCGCCATTGGTATTGCCAATGTTCAAAACACGCGCAGACGCGATCACACGACGATACAGCTCGTTGATCTCGTTCTCTTCCGTACGCCCCGTATCACTGACTTCAATTTCACGCAAGCCTGCCGGCAAAATCACGAAACATGAAAGGTCGGCAATCTCTTTATATTTCTCGATCATTTGAATCTTGATGTTACGGCGATCGGAATTGTTGCGCGTGAACTGAATCTTTTTCCAATGACGGAAGAAGAAGTCGTAGCCGGTATCACCATTGATGACATCACTCGGTACGAAGTCCTTTTCGATCTCATCGAACTTGGCGTACTTCTGCTCGTTGATGATCGCCCCGTACAAGCCCTTTAGCGACATCAGCAAGTCGAAGGTGGTTGGGTCAATCACGGGAACCGCGATGTCAACCTTGCCGAAGGTGGTGTCACGCTCTTCAGAACCTACCCGCCCGAAGATCTGAGTAGAGAAGAGCCCTTCTGGATGGAGCACACGAGTCGCACCCTCGTAGATGTCCAAAGTGGTCACCGTCCGAAGGTTCTTAACGCGTTGACTACCCGCGTCCAGAATCGTGATATTGGCGGGCAACATGGCTTTTTTCATAAGGCCCTTCGCTGTTTCGAGTTAATGTATGAAAGATAAACATTTGACCAGTGGGTGAAACTATGGCCAAAGAGAAAGATGGTGGAGATATCAATTTTGATATCGACAACATGGACGATCTAGATTGGCCGGATTTTAACTTTGACGATGCCTTCGAAGAACCGAAGGATGATCGCAGTCCGGTCCGCAAGGCCGCCACCACCGCAATGAAGTCGGTTGGCAAAACGGTTGCCGATCCCGCACGAATCCGCAAGACCCTGACTAAAACAATGCCAGGGGCTTACAGCGATGCAGTAGGCGTGACGTTCGACGCTGCATCCAACATGAAGGACATCTTCGACGTTGGCATGGGCGAGGTCCAAAAGACCAAGCAGGACATGCAAAAGACCCTGCGTCGTACTCTGCCTAAGATCCGTGGGAGTCTCCCTGATAAGTTAGGGGACCTGCTGGAGAAGTTGGGTGGTGCAGAGGACTATTACAGCTCCCAGCGGTCCAAGCAAGAAGAACGTGATAGTGAGATCGCCGGCAAGCTCGACGAGATCATGGGTGCACAGAACGAACAGAACATGGCGGACAAAGAAACCGCCGAAGCTCGTCGTCTGGCATCTGAGGTACAGGGCCGTAAGCGTTTCACTACGCAAATGGCTGCGTTCTCCTCGATGGATACCAGCCTGCGTCAGCTGCGTGACTACAACGAAGGCATCGATGCTCGTTGGAAGCGCAAGACGCTTGAGCTGCAGATGAATGCCAACTTCATGATGGCCGACTTGGTTGACAACGCGACCAAGACTGCAGCAGACACCATCACTCGCTTGGACTCGATCGTTAAAAACACCGCGCTCCCAGAGGCTGTGAAGATCACCAAGTCTGAAGAGTTCGGTCGACTGACTCAGCAACGCATTCTGGGGCAGGTCTCCAATGCGTTGTCGGGTAACTTGGGGGATTACCTCGCCAAGACCGCAGGCAACGTGAAAGGGCGCTTGCTGCGCACCATGAACGACAAGCTGCGTACAGTGCGCGAAGGTTTCCGTGACGCTGCGGATGCCGGTGGCGACGTCATCCAAATGCAAAACGAGATGAAGAACAACGGAGGCGAGGATGATACCTTTGCCACGCTGCTCGATCTCGGTTTGGGTGCCGGTGGCGACTGGGTAATCAACAAGTACGGTGATAGGGTTAAAGCCCGTTTCGGTGAGCACAAGGGGTTCAATGCCAAGCAAGGCTTGTTCCGCAACGTGCTGACCAACGGTGGGCGCTGGTTGGATGAGCAGGCTGGTAAGCGTAGCAATGATGGCACCATCAAGGGCTTCCTGAAAGACATGGGTCGCTCTCTGCTGCACACCACCAACGTTGACACCTCGGTTAAAGGCAATGACCTGCAACAAGGCCACATGCCCGACAACTTCAACCAGATGACCAATCGCTCCATCATTGACATCATCCCTGGTCTCTTGGCACGCCTTCACCACGAGGTAGTCAAGTTCCGTACTGGTGATGAAGATGTGCCGATGATTCGTTATGACGTTGCCTCGGGGACCTTCACGGACTCTAAGACGATGGTCAAGCGGGTGATCAACCAGTTCATGCCGGAGGGTCAGGATAAGTACAACGTTGAAGGCATTGACCGCATCATCAAAGAGATCCAAGGTGATGAGGAACTGAGTGCCGATGGTCGTAAAGCCTTGCAGCGCCACTTAGTTGAGTTGAACATGCGTAACCGCAAGTTTGACATCAAGGGCCTGGCTCGTGGTGGGCAGATGTTTGGCCCAGCCAACGTGAAGGGTAAGTCGGAAGTACGTGACTTGCTGTCCAAGCGTTTCGGTCTGCAGATGGATGACACCTTTACCGCGACCTCGGAAGAGATCAACAGTAAAGAAGCTGACATCGGTAATCTTGTCCAAGGCATGCGCTACAACTTCCAAGATCCGATGCCTATGGTTCGCACCCTGATTGACGCGGGCTATAAGGAAGAGTTGATCGCGGCGGGTATCATCAAGGAGAATGGCGGTGTGCTGTCGGTAGATCTGGAGAAGATCAACGACATGCGCCTGGGTGAGAACACACTCGGCTCTGACTACGGGGCCAAGGCGTACTCGCCTAAGGGTCGCGCTCTCGGCGGTGGACGTGGTGCTGGCAACAAGGCCATCCTGCAGCTCTCCAACAGCCTGCAGCAGTTCACCAACCAGCAGGGCAAGGCAGAACCAGCCAGACGTAACAATCAACCATTCCTGCCCATGGGTGGTGGTGTCAACTATGACCTCATGGGTCAGTCTGTTGCCCGTGCCATGGCCGAGGCCAACAAGGATCGGGTGGATGACAAGTGCTGTGGTCCGGTAGATGAATACCTGGAGAAGATGGACTCGATCGTCGATGCTTTGAAGTCGATGAACGACACGTACAACTCGGGCTATCAAACGCTCGTGTTGGAAGAGATCATGGATATCCTCACCGACGGCCGTCAACAAGCCAACGTGGTGGTGTCCGATGACCTGTTCATTGTCAACGGTAAACAGCTGGGTACTGAGCGCGCGGTTTGGAACAAGCGTCTGGGCAGCGCCAAGAACTCCGTCATGGATGCCTTCGGTAAAGCTCGTAACTTCGTGGGCGGTAGACTCACAGGTGCCCGTAAGCGTGTCGGTGGTGCGCTGGGTTGGGGTCGTGACAAGATCTCCCAGGTCAGCCATGCGCTGGACAACCTCAAGGGTAACGTCGTTGACATCTACGTCAAGGGCTGGGAACGTGCTGCACTGGAAGCCCGCAAGATCGAAGCTGGTAAGTACCGCGATGTGCTGACTGGCAAGATCATCTCCAAGCTCTCGGACATCAAGGGCGAGGTAGAGGAGCTGATGGAGGACGGGACCACCCGTATCGTCCTGACAGCCGAAGACATCAAGGCAGGTTTGCACGATAAACTCGGCAAGCGTGTTTTGCTGGCAGGTATCAAGAACGTCAAAGATCTCGGCAAGAACCTCTGGACTCGGGCAACCGGTGCATGGGGCAACATGGCTGGTACGGTCAAAGATGCACTTGGTCGGGCTAAGGACTGGGTGTGGAGCAAACTCACTGAGCTGCATGACGTTTACGTCGTCGGTGAAGACTCTCCGCGTCTTCTGAAGTTCGTGTTGCAGAACGGCGGGTATCTGGATAAGGCAACCGGTAAGGTCATCACCAAGCTTAGCGACATCAAAGGCGACGTGGTGGACTTGAACGGTAACCTTGTGCTGTCGCTGGACGACATGCGTAAGGGCCTGGTCGATCAGTTCGGCAAGAAGATGGAAGCCAACTGGCTCACTGCTGTCGGGCGTATCAAAGCGTTCGGTCAGAAAGCATGGGCACAGGGCAAGAAGCTTTGGACTGGTCTTAAGAACTTCGGTAGTGGGATTATCAAACGGGCCAAGGGCTTCGGCAATTGGGCACTGGGTGCACTGGCGGGTGTGGGCGGCAAGGTTAACCGTTGGCTGAGTGAAGACTCGGGCACCAATGGCATCCTGTCTGCCCAGCTGGAAATCCAGACAGCTATCCTGGAGCAAGTCTCTCAACTGAACCCCGCGAACAAACGTCGTAAGGTGGGCGATCGTGATGGTGACGGTGTGGTGGAGGGTAGCTGGCAGGATCTGCTCAAGAAGCGCGGCGCAGCTAACGACGAGAAGATGAACAAGTCGGACGTTGCCGCCAAAGGCGCTGGCGGTGTAGGGTTGCTGGGCGCACTGGGCGAGAAGCTCAAGGGCCTGTTTGCTAAACGTGATAAAGAGAAAGGAGAGGAAGAAGGTGAAGGCTTTGGCCTCGAAGACGCTGCTGCAGCTGCTGATCTGGCTGAGCATGGGAAGGGGTGGCTGGGCAAGGCCAAGCGACGAGCCGGTAAAATGGCTAGCTGGGCTGGGCGTAAGCTTGCTAAAATCCCTGGTGTTGGTTGGGCTGGTCGACAGCTGGCTAAGATCCCAGGCGTAAGCGCTGCACGTGGGGCTATTGCCTCGATGGGTGTGCGTGGTGCTATGGGGGCTGGTCTGCGTGCGGCAGGTGGTTTGGCGCTGCGTGGCGCTGTCGGTGCAGGGGCTGTAGCGGCAGGTATCATTTCGGCACCTGTGGCAGCCGCTATCGGCATCGCGATGACGGTAGGTACTGTGGCGTGGCTTGCGTACAAGTGGTATGACTCCTCCAAGGATCGTCCACTGCAACGTCTGCGTTTGGCTCAGTACGGCTGGGACGGGAAAGATACGGACCATGCCAAGAAGATCCTGGCCTTCGAGGAGAAGATTCTCAAACACGCTAAGGTAACCGGCGGTAAGCTGGAGATCGGAGCAGGTGGGGATGACGCGACTGATGCGCTCAAGGAATTCGACATTGATCCAAACAAACCACGGGATCTTAAGTTCCGCAACTTTGAGATGTGGTACGAGCGGCGCTTCCGTCCAGTGTTCGACACTTGGATGCTTGCGTTGGACAAGGCACAGATCAAAGAGAAACTGCCGGAGCTGGATGACAAACTCAACGCCGAAAGCAAGAAGACCCTGTTGGAGCTGGTGAAGTCTGCAGGTTCTGCTGGCTGGTCTGTGGCAGCGGGTCCTAGTGAAGGCATTGACATGCTGACCGATGTCAAGGTAATCGAAGGCTTTGCGAAAGCGGCTGGAGCAACCTTTGACAAAGATAAGCCATCCAACGGTAAGACCGATCTGCCACTGCCAGTAGAGGGCAATGCTAAGTCCAAGGAATTGGCTGAGGCTGCAGCCCTGGCTGGTACGGGAACCGCTGTTGCTAGCGGCATGGGTGTGGTGGGTGCTCAGACAACCCAGCAAGTCGTGGCGCAGGGTTCCATGGCAGTGGCTAAAGGCGCTGCAGGTCCTGTCATGGCGGGTGTGTTTGCAGGCGCCGCTGGTTCTGCGGTTGGTACCATGGGTGGTAAGCCACCAGAGTTCCCAAGTAACCTGCACCCTAACGGGTTGCTGGATGCGCTGCGTACGATTCGTGTGCGCACGTATGGCTTGGTGACGCTGGACTTCCAAAAGGTTGACGCTCTGCTGTATCTGGAGTGGGCAGCCCAACAGAAGATGACTGCAGGTTCCGACGGTACCGCTGACTACGGTGGATCGCTGGAAGAACTGATCAGTCTGGCAGGTGCCAAGTTCGGGGTAGGTCAACCGGGCTCTGATAGTTACAACAACTTTAAGGACTGGCTGCAGTATCGCTTCTTACCAATCTACAAAGCCTATGTGGGTACCCTCAAGGTAGTCTCGGGTAATACCGACCCACTGTTGGCCCACGTACGATGCAAGGCGAAAGATCAGTACAAGTTGGCGGAAGCTGTCATCTCGTCTGGCTCGCTCTACAAGGACAACTTCATCGCTGTCTGGAAAGTGCCGCTGTCTCCGTTTTACGGAGATACGCCGAACATGGATTCCTCGACTGTACGTGAGAACATGAAGGCGCTCATCAAGGATGTTGAGAAACAGCAGCTCGATGAAATCGCTGGCGAAAGCGGTAAGGTGAAGTCTGGTCTGTGGTCTAAGACTAAAGACTTCTTCGGTAACGCGGTCGATTCTGTCAAGAACTTCTTTGGCATGAATAAAGACCCAGGCGCTACCAAGTCCAGTGACTCCGGTAACTGGTTCACCAACCTGTTCAAGTCTGGCGAGAAGGAGGCCGGTGGTAACCTCGGCCAAATTCGCAGCGGTGACAAGGGCGACCTGTACAACGGTGGAGGTGGTGAGTATAACGCCCAGCAAGGCGGTGGCGTAGGGATGACGTTTGACCCCAAAGGCGGTACGCAGGGGAACGTCAATGATCTGCCAATGCCGACGGCCCGTCAGGGCTTTGACGCACACAAGGATCTGATTGCAGCTGTTGCGAAGATGACGGGTGTTGACCCAGGCGTGCTGGCAGGTTTGTTCGCCAGTGAGTCTGCGTTTGACTCCTCTGTCAAATCCCGCATGGGTGGTTCTGCAACAGGCCTTGGGCAGTTCATCAAGTCCACTTGGGCGACGATGGTGAGGAAGCACGGTAAGAAGTTCGGTATCAAGGAAGGCACCGATCCTAACGACCCACGGGCCAACGCCCTGATGACCGTGATGTACATGCAAGACAACCTGAATGACCTGAAGTCGTTGAACAGGCCACTGACGGACGTCGATGCGTACATGGCTCACTTCCTGGGTAGCGGTGGCTACAAGACCGCGCTCAAGAACATCGATCGCTACGGCGCTGATGTGATGCCGACTGAGGCTAACTACAACAAACCGATCTTCTGGGTGGGTGGGGACAAGACCAAGCCTCGTACCTTCCGTCAAATCATCGAACTGATGGCGAGCAAGCAGGTAGGCAACCGGAACAAGTACGGTGCGCTGATGAACTCCTACTTGAAGGCCAAAGGCGAGAAGGTTAACGAAAGCCTGCTCCAAGCAGGTGGTACTGAGGTGATGACTGGGACGCCTAGTGGTGCCGAACAGCAAGTCGCTGACAAAGGTGGTGCAAACCCCGACGCAGCAGCCAAGGCTGACGGCCCAATGGCAGGTGCTCCAAGTGGTGAGAAACCTAAGGAAGCTGTCGCGTCCATGGCGCGGGATGCTAACTCTGGTGGTGCAGACATTGCGGCAGGTCCGGCAACGGTCCCTGAAGCGATGAAAGCTTCGCTCACTCAGTCTACTCCATCGGGTGGTGGTTCCAGTAAGTCCAGCAGCGATGAGACTATCGACATGTCTGGACCAATGCCGGGTACTACAGCTCCATCCCCAAGCCAGGCGAAAGCTCAGGCAGAGGCTAAGGCGGCTCAGGCTAGCGCACAAACCTCGGGGGCAGCCAACACCACTGGAGGTGCAATTGACAAGTTGGTGGATATCGGCAACAAGCATCTGCAAGTCTCGATGCAAGGTGTCCAGCTCCTGCAAGTCATTGCCCAGAGCCTGCAACAGAAGCCTGCGCAAGGCGGTGGCCCTGGTGTCATGAGCGTAGCAGCTCCAACCCGTGTGTAACCTTGGATGGGGCGTCCCTATGGGGGCGCCCTGTCTACTTTATGACCTCATCCCTTCATAAGGAAGAATCCAATGGCGACGGCTCTTGCGGGTATCCGCAACGACAGCTGGGTACGCTCCAGCTTTCTGATTGCGCGTGCTGGCCGTTCCAGCACTGATCGTCGTGCACGCTTGGAGTCAGGTGCACGCATCAAGTTCGCAGATACAACCTTGGGTGGTTCTCGCTGCATCAACCCACCCCCACAGTTCACGGTGTATGCCGACATGACTGTGGCCGGCTTGAACACCGCAGCGTCCTACTCGATCGACAACCCGATCATGAAACCGCTCATTGCAGCGAATGACATGGCCGACGATGTTCGGGCAGGTGCTCCTGCCTCTCGGGGTATGGGGCGTGCATACTCTGAGATGTTCGACGACACCGGTGAGTACATCACCATGCGCTTTGGCGTACCAAAGTTCAACAGCCTGTTGTCGTTCTTCTTCACCTTCTACGATCCAGAGGCCTCGGTAGCAGCGCGTACCGGTGCTGGTCCTTCCGTGTTTTACCGTGCAGGTGAGGCATTGGGTTGGGTGGTAGGTTTTGCTTATGCCCCAATCATGTTTGCAGGTAAGGCTATCAGCTTCCTGCTGGGTAAATCGGTATCTCGCTTCTACTACCTCGATCCAACCATGCACAACTACTGGACGGCGGCGAACAACATCGCCAACTCCATTGCGGTGAACATGGGGATCATCCCCCGAGTAGGTGGTCGAGACGAGACCAAAGAAGAAGCCATTGCACGGGCGGAGGAGATCAAGCAGTATCACGCCATGTTGCCCGACATCTTCCGTAAAGACGGGGGTATCGATCTGTTCGGCGTGGCTAACCGCTACAACCGACTGTCGCTGAAGTTCCAGGAGTCGGTTAACGAACTGGCGATTCAGGCAACGTCCAAGGGTGCGTTCTTTGACGCGTTCCGTTCCTGGACCAACTCTGCGTATCTGTCTGCATTGACCGACACCAATGTGGGTAACGTTCGAGATTATGTTTCTCGTTATCTCAACGCCACCGGTAATCAGTTTGAGAACCTCTCCACCGAGGCACTTGAGCGACAGGTCAACGCGTTCAAGATGGAGAACGAGACCAACATCCAGACGGACTCTGAAGGCAAGAAGATTGCTGACAACACCACCATGGCAAAGTGGAGTTTCAGCGACGCCATGGCCGACCATGAGAGGTCCTCTGCAAACGACGGTTCTGAGTTCGTAACCTTCCGCGTGGACCACACAGGCCCAACCTCCGAGTCGTTCAGTAACACGGTGGGCGAGTCTGAACTTGCGCAGAACCTGAACGGTACCGTTGCTCGGGCTCGTTCGATTATGTTCAACGCTGCCCAATTCCAAACGGGTATCGGTGCGATCGACGCTGTAGCAGGTTCGATCAAGTCGATGATGGCAGGCGGCTTGGACATGATCGGTATGTCCAACCTCACCGCGCTGATGGGTAACGCATTTGTCGACATCCCTCAGACTTGGCAGAGCGCCGCTGCGTCGCTACCTGCACCGTCGTACACCATCGAGCTGCGTAGTTGGTCGGGTGATCCAATCAGTCGCTTCAAGAACATCTGGATTCCGGTCTCGATGCTTCTGGCTGGTGTTCTGCCCCTGGCTACGGGTAAGCAGTCGTATGCATCCCCGTTCATCTGTGAAGCCTACTCCCGTTCGCGTCACACGATCAAGCTGGGTATGATCCGTGACATGACCATTACCCGTGGTGTGGGTACCATGGGTCGTAACTCCGATGGCGATCCACTGGGTGTAACTGTGACCTTCTCGATCGTTGACTTGTCGTCCATCGTTACCATGCCAATCAGCACCGAAGCCGGCTATTGGTCCGGCATCAAGCAAACGGTAGGTAAGATCGTCGACACCGCGACAAGTGCTGTTGTGGGTGACAACCGCTTCTTCCAAGGGGCTGCCACTCTCACTGACCCAACCACGTGGGACGACTCGAACAAGTTCACGGAAGTCATGGCGGTCTACGGTGGCCTGACACTGCAGGAACAGGTCTACTCCATGCAGAAGATCAAGATTGCTCAAACTCGCATGATGTCCAGTTACGAATCTTGGTTCAGCATTGGTGCAATGCAGAGTAAGATTGGTGGTTGGATGCCAGCGCGTGCGTTGAACATCTTCTCCAAAGGTTCGGTTTCCAACAACTGACGGCATACTCCCTCCTCCCTTGCAGGAGGAGGGAGCTTATGCTACACGACTGCCCAAATGGGCTTGTGATTGACCACATCCCAGAGTGCGGCCCCATCGAATGGAGTGAAACCGTGGGCTTGTGCGTAGTTGAATTCCAGACGCTGCTTGGTAACGTCCAGGTTAGGTACAGGCGGACGAGCCACTGCACGGTGCGCAGCAAACCCAATGCGTACCCAGTTGATGGTGTCGGCGGGCATTTCGATGACGGTGAGGGCTTCAATGAAGATACCGTCAATCTCTTCACGAGTCAAGGTGCGACGAGCAATGATCCCAGAGATAGGGTTCTTGCTCCAGACGTAGCCGTACTCACACAGCCAGTCGTGCAGGATAACGGCAGATCCATGCTTGCCGAATACCTGCAGAATGCTCTGGAATGCAGGAGGTACCGTAGCACCGTCCGTGGCGTAACCCTTAGGCACTACGACCCACTCGTTGGAATACTTTTCCCCCAAGTAGTAGACGTAGTTTTCATTTGTCAGCCAGTGAGGCTTGCCAAGCGCATCGGTGAACGCCTTGTTATACGACACGCTATACAAGTCAAACTTTCTGATCGGTACAATCAGAACTTTCTCTTCCATGGTGCTGCGCCTTTTAAGCGGGGAAATACGGGTAGTGCTTCTTGATCCAGCTTCTAAGGTCGACCGAGGTAAACTTCTTTGCCAGGACCAATGCACTACGGTAGCTCGCCGACGTATTGAATACCTTCGTCGCGTCGTCCGAGGCCTTGGTGAAGGGTGCCAACGATGGGATGTACGTGGCACCTCGCAAGGACTTGTCCCAGTTTGGATCAATGCTGTTGAACAGCGTGATGATCTTCGTTTTAAGTTCTGGGTACTTGTCGGTGGTGTCGTTGGGGGTAAGTGTGTATTGGGCCAAGAAGTCCCTGGCGAAGTTGGGGTACTTAGCGCGGATCTGTTCCGGGGTCATGTATTGCGTCAATCGTTGCACTGTATCCAGATTACCGCTGAACACAATGGCGTAGATGTTTTCGCTGATGACTTTTCTTTTTGTCTCCTCGCTGGTAGCTTCCCGGACGATGATGTCAACCGACTGCGGGATGCCTAGCTTTACAGCCTCTCCCAACAGCCCTGAGAGCAGAGAAGCCTCTGCCTCCATGTCGACGTACTTCAAGATGTCCTTATCGCCTGACAGCCGCTGCAGGACGCCTACAAGGCCCTGTGCGGAAGTGATGTCGGTCCCGTACCCCAGAACGGAAGTAGCACCGCCTGCAATACCCTTGGCCGTCATCATGACACGCTTGGCAAGTTTGGGGTCCATGCCAAGCGTATCGGACATCACCGAGATTGTCTTGGTAGACAGCTTGTCGATGATACCACCTTTGTTACCAAACACGCTGTTCAGTCGAGACAGCATGTTGGCGGAGTTCAGCCTACCCGATTTGGCGTCTGCTGCCATCTTGGTAAGTTGCTGCGCAAGCTTAGGTGTCTTACGCAGGGCGTCTACAGTTTCATCTTTCAGGCCAACCAACATGTCCTTGACGGAGGTGTTGTCGGCGGTAGAGGTTACCGTGGCCGCTTCTTTGACTTTGATGTCGTCGGTTGAGCCGATGCTCAAGGTAGTTGGGGCGAGAGTAGTACGCATGGCATCAGTCTCAAATAAAGATTCATAGAATTGGCCAAAAAAAAAACAATGTGCATAAACTCCCCCTCCCCGAAGGGAGGAGGAGGTTTTCTTTACACAGCCTTTCGTGGCTGGGAGATGCTCAGCATGTGCCGGGTTTCGCGATTGCGATTCCATTTAAGTCGCACACTGATTCTCGTCGTGGAAGGTGCCAAGACCCTTAAGCCCTTCTTGAACACGTCCCACGTGATTGCCTTGCCTGGTAACTCTCGACGAAGGTTGCCCTTGTCGTTGCCCTTTTTACGCCCCTTGGTGTTCTCACGAACCAACTCGTTCGACAGGTAGGCGTCAATGTCTGGTTCCAGCTTATTGACGTCCTTACCCATTAGCGAGCACAAGTTCTGATAGAGCCACGACAACTTGCCCAGGTCCCCCTCATTCTCAGACAGCATGTCAACGCTGGAGAATACGCGAACCTCGTTGTCGTACAGCAGCTCTATTTCGAACGTCATTGCTATTGGACTCAACACAGACAATCCCCTCGTCAACATCTCGAAGGTCATGTCGGGATCAGATAGCCCTTTGCGCAGGTTGTTCCGCTCATTGGTTACCCGATCTTGGGACAGGTTATTTGCCTCGGTCAGTCTGTCCAAATAGTTGATCAGTAGCAGGTTCCACTTGTAAGGGGTAATGCCCAGCTCGAACAAGACTAAGCGATACATCCGACTCAGGATGCCATGGGCTTCCCGAATTCGCTTGTCAGGCGAGGCTAACATCGTATTGATGTCATTACCTTTAGCACTCATCCAAAAAGTCCTTCGTAACCTTTGGTCGAGTTAGAGGTATGCTTTTGTTATGATCTCCAACTCGCCAAATAGATTCGAACACACACGCAGATAGTAGTCGTAGTTATTCGGATCTGTTTGGTCTAACATGCAGATGTTGTTGACCATGTCTGCGATGGCCTCAAGCAACTCCCGCATGATCGTTTCCGGCGGGCAAGTTTGACCTTGCTCGTCGATCAGGTATTGATCAAGGGTTACGGGATACAGGTTGTCGATGTAGCGGCGGGACAGCTTGGCGTCCTTGGGTGGACTTGTTTTTGATAGAATTGCATCGGTGGTACTCCGTACGGTGTTGATGAGATAGAAAATGTTCGGATGAACACTTTCCAACTTGGAGGTGCGCCAGGTTCCCCTGCGTCCTTTCCAAGTGCCTTGCCCGATCAGACGTCGCATGCGATCCACGGTGTTGAGCATGGATTGCATCTTGTCCAACCGTTCATCTGGAGCAGGAGCGTCCTCCTGTCCAAATCCTATCCAGCTGAGAAATCTCTGAAGCATGGTTTTCGATCCAGCTGCTGGTAGCCTATAGATTGCCGATTGCATGTGATGTCTCACAGAGTCGTGCTATCGCAGAATATCCAAATCCATATAGAGTAGATATTCACAATGATAGTTTAGGTTTAAGTTTGAGTTATTCGAGGGCAGAACCATGAATGATCTAGGTTTGGTGGAAAGCGAAATCATCCCGGTAGAAGGCGAAGTCCAGTACGCACGCAAAACGCCCAAGCCTTTGCCAGAGGACTTGGAAGGGCGGCTGGAGTATACGCAGTCGCTGCGTAGCGAGGTGGTCGATGCATTGACCAGTCACGGCATCCCGACAGACAAGGATGGCGTGGTGCTACTGCTGGGCACTCTGAAAGATATGGACGCCCAAACCCTGGGCAAGATGAAGCAGAACAACGATGACAACGCAGGCGCCGCAGACCGCCTCGTAGCGCGAGCCATTGCAATGATGGCCCAACGTCAGGGGTCTGGTTCTTCGATGCGTGTGGAGGCTCCTGTGCAGCGTGCAACCATTCCTTTGGACAGTGAGCTGCCGGACGTTGAAACTGTGCCTGGTGAACTGGACCAGGGTGGTCACACAATAACGTACAACGAGATGGCCTCTCGGTTTGCACGTAACGGTGCGGCTCCTGGAATCGAGCATAACCCAGAGTGAGCATAACCTCCCTGCCCTTACAGGCAGGGAGGGCTGTTATGCCTTCGGTTCTTCCAACAGTTCCCGAGGGTTGGGAATCGAGAAATAGGCCGGACTCCAGAAGACCAACTTCATTGACACAGACAGCGTGCGTTTGGTTTCCTCAAAGGGATTGTACGGCACCCCTGTGTGGTCCTTGAAAGGTTTCTTAGGCCTTGCTCGCAGAAGCTCAGGTACAATGAACTCGGTCAGCACTGCCCCTTGTTCGGCCTCGAAGATCGCCTTGGCCTGAATGTCCCACCACTCGGTGAAGTTGTACATCACAACCTGGCTGTACTTGCCATGGATGCTCTGCAACGTCAACTCCGAATGAGGGATGCAAGTGGTGGTGATGTCAGTGTCGATGATCTCCACCTCAGCCTTCGACTCGTCTGGTAGCATCATCTGCTCCAGTGCAAGAATCAGCTCACCTTCCTCGATCTCCGACAACTGGTAAGGCCAGGTGTTGATGACGACGTCAGTGCCCACGAAAGCTGGGTCAGTGGTTTTCTTCGAGTACGTCTTGAGGATGTTCATACCGATCATGCCGGCCATGCAAGACAGGGTCGATGCCTTAAGTACCTTCGAGACACCGTCCTCATCCAGCAGGGTACCACGCTGATTGTAGATGTTGCGCCACATCATCGTGGTCCCTGCACCGAAGTGTTCAAAGTCATCGATCAGTCGGTTGAAGTATGCAGGGTCTTGCCAGACGTTTGCCCAGCAACGCTCGTTGAACACGCGCATGGCACCCAGGCGAGTATCCAGCAAAGCGTCCAGCTCGATCAGTACGACATGTCTCATTATGCACCTGTTGGGTTGGCCACGCCTTGGTCAATCTGGAACGACTTCAGTACAGCTTTGAGCGTGGAGGGTTTGGAGAACGTCAACAGGTACATGACCGCCATCCACGGGAATGCGGACAGGATGGTGACCACCTGTTCTGGCTTGGGTACGTCAATGAAGAACTGATTGTAGTTGGCCAGATCTACATGCAGCTCTGCGGTCGGCAGCACTGCCAGCGGGTGAGCGCGGGCAATGGTGGACACCAGGTGGGTGCCCAGTGGGGTCAGGTTGTTGACCGAGTTAAGTTCCTGACCCTGAGCGATTACAGCAGGTTCGACGTACATGCTGATCTGGTTATGGAGCATGACGATAAACTCACCACCATACACCTTATCAGTGATAGCGGCACGGCTAAGAGCGCCCCACAGGGAGAGCACCTCGCCAATGTCGCAGTAGACAGTCAGGTTCTGACCGAACAGAGTGTCGCCAAACATGCGCGACAGTCGATCACCTGCTTGAGGTCCGTAGGTGGCAGTGCACCACTCCAACACCTGCTGCAGGGCCAACTCGGCCTGACTCACGTAATGGATTGCGGCTTGTGTACGATCCATGATTTCACCGTTTACTTATCGAAGTTGTTATCCAAGTGCATGGCACGCAGATAGATCGCCGCGTTCTGGACAGACTTTACTTTACCTTGTTCCATACCGGGCGCATCCAATGACCCCTCCCCGTACTCAAGGAACTGCTGTTCGAATCTCGCCAATGCTTTAAGGTTACCCCCACGCACTCGCAAAAACTCTTCCAGGGGCTTACGGATGCCCTGGTTACTTACCACCTGAGTCTCCACGAACGAGAGACTGCTGGTCTTTGACTCGCCGGTTGGCTGGTCGGTCAAAGTATCGATGTGGCTGTTGTCTTCAGCCGTGGACATTTTGCCCATGAGCGACTGAGACTGACGACGCAGAGGCAAGACCAAGATCATGTACTCGTGCGCCGACAAAGTGGTAATCCCTGTAGCGCGGTCTGTCAGCCAGATGCGCTCGAAGAACTTGTAGCCGACCTTGTCCCCGATCTCCAGGATCTCTTCAAAGGTCAGGTCTTTGCCTTGGAAGTTGGGCACCTTCATCTGGATAAACTCTGCTTGCTTATCCAGACGATCAATGAATGCATCGAACTGAGCGTCGGTCATTGACGCAAAGTACGCAGCGTAGTTCTTGACGTTCTCCTTGTTGGGAGAGTTGTCGTACAAAGCGAGGTCTGCCAGAATGACTTTCTCAGCCGCTTTACGGTTACCTGCCACAGGACACCTCGATAGAGTTACGCCCCCAGCAGTCTGCCGAACTCAGTTACGTTCTGGTCCAGATCCCGGAGTGGGGCAAAAATACGTTGAGCGTTTCTGACAAAGCTGGGTGCAATCACACGGTCGAAGTCTGTTAGCCAACGGTCTTTATGCAGACTGTTGCCAACGATGCAATTCAACTCGTGCGTGAAGTTCCCTGACAAGCCGGAAAACGCATTGAAGAAATAGTCAATTACCCCATCCAGCTCTTGGCGCTCTGTGCCGTAAGCAACTGGGGAAACATACGCCTGTCGCCACTGACGGGCTACATGGGGGCAATGTTTCTGAAGGGCTTCATAGATATTATCTCGGAAACTTTTCATCGGCAAAAATCCTTGAGGCGACCCGCTAGGGCCGCCCCTGTAACTAGGCAGCTTAGGCAGCCGCTTTTGGTTTGTCCTTCATCCAGAATGGGTGATAGGTGCCGTGGTACATGTTCATCAAGTCCCACGTGGTGAGACGTGGTTTCGGTGCCACTCGCTCGAAGTCCACGAAGTCCCAGTGCGGAACCGTGTCCAGCAGAACGTCCCAGTCGTAGCCCTTGTCTTTGAGGCCCTTGTACAGCTCCTCAGGCGTGACGTTGCGGTACTGTTCTGGCCAGTCCTGGTGCAGGTAGCGTGCGGCGCACATCTCGAAGGTGATGAACATCGCCCGCGCCAGCTTCGGATCTTCACGGAACTTCTTGTCCACGGTGGTACGGGACAGCTTCACGTCAGGCCGCAGGTGCAGGAAGTAGTTCTGCGGGTTGGGGTCCAGACCGAAACGGTTGTACTTCTTGCAGAAGTCGAGTTCGGTCAGGGCGTGCATGACGCCTTCGGACTGACGCACTACCACTTCGAACGGAGTACCCGAACCACCCGACTTGCCACGCAGGTTGGCAATCAGTACGGTCATCAGGTCAGTGTCGTTCTGCACCTTGTCTTCGCTGTTGCGAGGATAGGCCGGAGTACGGTCACTGGAGCTGTTGAAGTACGGAGACGCCGACATGGACAGCCAGCAGTTGTTCACAAGGAAGGTGAACTTCTCAGGTACGTTCTTGAACTTCACGCCCTGCTTCATGAAAGCGAGCTGTTTGGCAGGCGGAGTGCGCGGGTCCATCTGGAACTCTTTACCCACATGCGCCGACAGGATGATGTAGCCACCGCCACGGGCAGTCTTGACCGGCAGTTCCATCATCATCTGCGTTTTGGCCATACCACCACGCATCACTTCCATGTTACGCCCGCTGTCACCGATGTCGTGCTCATCCTGCAGCTTCTCAACCGAGGAGGTCAGGAAGTTGGACAAGGAGTCAACACCATAGACGTCAGGCACCATGGCGAACACTGGGGTGCCGTCGGCGTTAACGAATGGGGTTTCCAGCAGGTACTCTGGGTTCTTCTTGCCGATCTCTTTCTTGCCCTTGGCGTACTTGTCGTCCATGGCTTCGGCGAAGAGACTGTACCACTGGTCGCCCAGGTACTGCGCGGCGTTGGTCATTTGCAGCTGACCAGACTCGTTCATCTGCTCGTCGAAGATGATGTCTACCAGCTCTTTCAAACGAGCATACATCTTCGACAGGTTGCGCGGCCGGCTACGCTGCTGCGAAAGCTCGGTGTCGTACATGTTACCCTGACTGCAGATGTAGTTGTTCAGAATCGCCAGCAGCATGTCCCACATGAACAGAGACTTAAAGGTGTTGCCTGGGCCGGCAATGCCGGTTTGATACGCAAGACCGCCAACACAGATCGTGTCACCATGTTTACCAGTGACAAGGTTACCTGTGATGACGTCCCAAAATCGACCCGTGTTCAGGATCGGCATCACGGTAGGCGATGATACAAAGTTTCCACGACGAGCCATGAGAGTTGTTCCCCAGTTTAACGGAATATCCTAATCAATAAGTTTCCCAAACTCGTGGGACCTTAAGGAATACTATAGCCACTCAACTAAAGGGGTCTGACCATGATGGAAGTCGTCCTACGCTATCGCCGCGCGAAGCTTGCACGTGAGCAGGCCGCTGCCAAAGGTATCCAACTAAGGGGCATTGGTGTGATTGCCGTGTATCCCCGCACCGAGGAAAAGAAATGAACGAGATTCAAACCAAACACGAAATTATCGTCATGGAGGCCTTGGGCACCGGGATGATCGGCAACATCGCTTCCTCGGTTAATGCCAAGCTCAAAGGCATCGCAGGTGCTTTCGGTGACTGGGCCCGTGGCAAGATCCGTCCCGAAGTGAAGATCCCGCTGGTGGCTTACAACGCCGTCGTGAAGGATCTGGCTGGCTCGCGTTACTCTGATGTGTCTGCCTCCAAGATCACCACCCCACGTGGCCTCAAGGGCCCTCTGCTGCCGTACACCGAATCCCTGTTCGATGTGTTGGTCAAGGTGGAGAACGTGGAAGAGGAGATGCTGAAACCTTTCAACATCTGGCTCTCACTGCGCCTGGCATCCCCCGACACCCTGGCATCGTCCGCCACTGTCACCGACCTCAAGAACTTCAAGGAACAGGACATCGAGGGTAGTCGTATCGCCCTGTCCAAGTTCGTTGATCCACTGGGTCGTGTGGACAAGCTGCCCCTGCAATCGGTTTACGAGAACCTGTCGCAGATCAAGCCGACCTGGGACAACGCCAATGCCCTGGCCACCCGTTACCTCGAAACCAACCCAGCCAAGATCGTCAAGCTGGTGCAGGAGATCGCTGGTAAGATCGACCGCGTGATCGATGTACTGGAATCGGGCCAAGACGAGGGCAACCCGAAGCTGTCTGCCCAGACCGCTGTCATCCTCTCCAGCATCTGCGCCAACATGTCTCAGGCCATCGACCTCTACGGTCAGCTGGGTATTCTGATCCGCGAGCTGGTGGTTGCCTGTAACCATCAGGTGATCGAGATGAAGAAGCCTCTGGCTGAATCGCGCAAGATCTCCATGAAGATGGAGTCGATGGTTACTGTGTCCGAACCTGTCCTGAAGCTGGGCGGTATCGAGATCCCTCAGGCAGTTATCTACGATTACCTGCGCTTCGGCATGTCCGAAGCCACGGACATCAATGAAGTGTCCTGGGTATTGGACGTGTTGGAAGTCGATCCACTGATCGGTGGTGAAGAACGAGACTGGTCTGAAGAAGTGGTCCTGGCCATCCGTCTGGGCGATCGCCTGTATCCAGTGGGCAACATCGAAATGCTCGCTGCTCAAAAGGCATCCGGCGTTACTTCGGTGCAAGTAGTGTCGGCCACCACCGAGAGCATCATCAACTACTACACCAACCAGAACCACTCCATCGCTTACCGTTGACGGCATAGCTGCCCCTGCCGCAAGGCAGGGGCAGTATGACGCCATTTAGCGAATGTGACTCACCGTCATCTCGGCCAGGTCGTGAAAGATCTTGTCACGTTCACCGTATCGCAGCCACGCAGGTAGCCACGACATGACCTTGGAGCAGTTCTCAGTTACAGAGTGCGCGTCCACAGGGCACGACTTGAACTGGAACATCACCTTGGCCAGATCGGCAAGACGGTTCAGGATATCTACGTCCTCGACCAGGTGCATCTGTGCATTCAAGTCGGAGAGGCGCGGTTCATCCACACCCCGCTCCCTTTCCAACTCGACAAACACCGCAACCAACACAAAGTTGCGCTTCACATTCTTCGGGACCACTCGTCCTAAGACTTTACTCCAGAGGCTTTCTGTATTCATCGAGTCACCTGCTATTTCTTGACAAAGGTTCGATTGGCAAAGGGCGCTGCCCAGATGCCGTACTCATCCCCGTTTGTGACGACAACGTAATGCCTAACCGTGAAGGGTGTGTCCTGGCGAACCAGAACGTACGCTTCGAATTCCCCACTCGCCATTGCGGCGATTGCGTTTCGCTTAGGCATGTCGATGCCGATAGAAAGAGTTACGCTGGCTTGGCGGACCTCCTCACTCGCCTCGTCCAGGTAGAATGCATCCACCTTAAGGCTTGTGTTAGGGGTCTCCACCTGCTTCGATGCTTTGTAGACAGGTCGACCTTTGGCGTCTTCCGTGACGTCAATGAACTGTGAGGTGATGGTTGTGGACATGAAGATACCGTAAGGAGTGAAGAACTCCCTGCTGCCCTTTATCTGGTCACCGGTCCCTTCCTTGAGACGTTTGTCACGATCGGCCAAGAAGTGCTGAACGATCGATTGCATGTCCAGATAGGTATTCCACGCTCGATGCGCTTGACGCGCAGGGTTCAGCTCGTGGGTAAACATCGCCCCGTAACTGTCGAGCAGGTCGGTCACATACGTGGTGGAGTGCAGGTAATCCGCACCCACCTTTTGCATCACAGAGTGTGCACCTGGCTTGAACACAGCGTCTAGGAACAACACACCGAGCCTTTCTACTTTCGTATCCAGGTAGTTGGTATGCTGCTCTTGGATAGCCGCGATGATAGGGTCGAGTGAGTTGATCTTCGCAACGCAGTAGGAAGCCGAAGGGAGCAACTGCCCAACCTCAATTTCTAGTTTGTGTAAGTGTTCTTTCTTTTTGCTGGCCTTGTCGAAATCCATCAGGAACACATGATCGTTCGCAACAACCTTTTTATCGGCCATCTTGAAGATCATGCGCGACTTACCCAGCAATGGATGGCGCCCGTGGTCGTGGTTCCAGTATCCTTCTGGAGGGGACACGATACAGTGCGCTTCCATCTCTTCGCCCTTTTCCTTTTGGGCAGCGAGGACGGCGTCGTTGGCGTTAGCCTTCGATACCGGCAGACCTTTCGCCTGGTCGGGAGAGACGTACTCGATGGAGACCTTACACCCTTTTGAGGTGAGCAGTTCCTGAACGCGTACGAAGCTGTCCAAGACTTCCTTGAAGGCAAGGGGATTGCCTTTGCCATCTACATATCCGTCAGCGATAGCCTTGGGATAGCCTTTGGTCATGAAGAGGGCAAGGTTCTTACGTGGGATCAACACGCAGACAGACTTGGGCATCTCTTCCAACTGGGCGGTATATTCCAGCGCCAGCACCACACCGCGCAGCAAGCAGTTAGCCACTGTCTGGGTGTGTTCTGGTTTGGACAACGGGGCACGGATGTCGATCACCTCACGGATGATCTGCAACTCCATCTTCCCATCGTCCTTAAAGCCCTTGGGCGTAGGTACGACCTTCTTCAGACCGTAACCACGCTTGGCTTTCGTGTCGGTGACCACATACCCGTGAACACCAACACCGAAGAGGTTCTGCCCAGGCCAGGAGGATTCTGACACATAGAAGGCAGCGAACTCATTCACTGGCTCTTCTTCTGCAACAGCTTCCTTCTTACCTTTGGCTTTCTTCACGGCATCGCCCGCACCAGCTACATCAATCTTGGCCAGTACGGGAAGGTTGACGACGTGAGTGGTAAGTGGCTGAACCTTAGGTTCGTCTACGTCAAAAGGAAGGTCGTTCATGGTTCGGTCCTTATACTCGGCTACCAGATATAGCTACTTGGTAGGAGTCGAAGGGGTAGGTGCAGTTTGCGTGCAACCCGCCAAGTAGTCTTGATAGTGCTTGAGCAGCTGGGCCTTGCTGGCCTTGTCTGCGTCCAACACTTTCTCCACATACTTCACCAACGTATCACTCACTTCCTCAGACGAGGCTTCCTTATCGATCTGGAGTTCGCCCACCGAGGGGAGGTCGGTAAACTCTGGCATGCGGTAAGGTTCGCAGTTCCCTGCGGTGACTTGCGGGAGCACCAGCTCTGCTTCGTGTTTGAAACGCATGCAGTAGGTGCCGGTCGAGCATTCGCCCACCGAAAGCACAGTCGTGGGTGCTTTGGGGGCGGCTGGCTGATTGGCCAAAAGGTTCAGTCTGTTGTTCATCATGAACACAGAACCCAAGACCAACAGACCCAGAAGGAAGCCCGAGGCAATTAAAAATTTCCTGAACATCATTCTTCACCGTATTTCTTTTTAAGTCCGTTGATCTTATCCAAGGTCGAACCACGGGAAGTCGTTACCGTCTTCTTAGGTGCAAGGCTTGGGTTATTGTCGATAAGTTGACGGATGAGTCGATTTGCAGCGTCTACTTGGTCCGTCAAGTTTTTGTTCTGGGTTACCAGTCGCACGTTTTCAGCTTTGGTTTGCTCATTGCGACTAGCCTCCATCGCCGAATCATGGGTCTTTTCCGAATAGGCGATATACAAACCTAGGCCGTGGTCCACTGCGAACAAGAACAGGGCAAATTGCCCCAGAAACATCAGAAAGATATAGTGGATCTCTTTCAGGTTCTTGATGCTATGGGCAGACCAGTTCTTTTTCTTCCACCATTCCCGGATAAGCGGCCACAACAGGCGAAGAATCGCTTGTAATAGTGCTGTCATTTTCGGGTACTCATCCAACAAGGCTATCATAGAGTAGTTCTGTTTAAATTGAGGACAAGCCATGTATCGTCTTAAGGCGTTTGGCGCATTTCCGCCACTTAGCAACAACGAGAAAGACAAAGTAAACCGGTTGGGTGAGCTGCACACTTACTCTGAAACGTTCGCAGAAGACCGCGGCATTTACAAGGACATCGCCAAGCCCAACAGCTTGCTGGTGACCTTCTCTTCCCTGAACGAGATCTCCTCCGTTCTGTCGGAAGAAGCCCCGGTACCTCCGTCGGTAGCCGACCTGTGCTTGACCATCATGGAGAACCTGTACGACAAGGCCATCCATGGTGACTTCGATAGCCAGGAAGCGCCGGTGCGTGAGTACATGCTCACCCAGTGGCAGGGTACCATTCAGAACGTGGTCGTCAACACCATGGTCACCGATGGTAGCCAGTGGCTGCCGTCTTCGATCATCTTTGAAGGCACCTCCACCACCTCCCCGTTCCAGGTGCAGCTGTGGTTCAGTGACGAGAACTTCCGTTCCGAGTACGACCATTACATCATCAAGGTCGTTCTGCCAATCGACAACATCGATCGGTTCTTCGACACCGCCACCAAAGTGCAGGCTATCGTCAGTACCGAGATGACGCTGGTCAACCAGATGCAGCGCGCCAACGCCATCGTCGGCACCAAGCCGCCTACCGTCATCGAGGTGACCGAGTTCGAGTGGGTTGACCCAACGCTGGCCACCCGTAAGATCCCTGTGCCGTGGACAGTGATTGTTCATGGTGAGGCGGGTCTGAACATCGATGCGATCCGCAAGGCCATCGCCGATGAGATCATGAAGAACACCCAGTACAGCCAAACCGAATGGGAGAAGTTGTTTCCCGACATTTTCGGCAGCACTGAGTTCATCTTCATTCCCAACTTTCACCACGTTGCCCTCCCAGACGACGCAGTGAACGGTGGCGTCTACGCGCCGGGCGGCAACATCACCAAGGACAACGCTGTTGCGGTAAAGTTCGTTAAGGGCAATGGTTACACCAGCGCCTACATGACGGCGAACATGAACCGCTACGGCTTCCCCTACAAGTCGCTGTCGGTGGCGATCATCGGCGGCTACCGTAACCGCGATGGCGTGAACCAGTTCGGTGATCGTTGGAAGGACTACATTAACGTGTCCACCTCCAGCATCGACTTCAAGCGTATGTCCGATGAGACCATGGACCTGGTACTGACGCTGAACAAGATGTTCCAGATCGCCGAGACCATGACCGCGACCTCTGCGGTACCTCGTGGTTTCATGCGACTGATCCGGGAAGATATTCTGTACGTGACCTGCACCTTCATGCGCACCAGCCTGATCGTCGTGTCCCGTCAGTCCGTCCTGGAGAAGTACAAGGTTGGTCAGGGCGTTACCCCAGTTCCGGCGTAAGGAGTTAACCCATGACCCCCATTATGCATGCCCGCGGTAAGTGGGAGTTGCTGGCACCCTGGACCGCTGATTTGGTGGCCGATGCAAGTTACGTGTGTATCGCCATCGACAGCTTCCAAAAGGTGCTGGCAGAAGGTATCAACATCTTCGAGGCTTACTACAAGCCCAAGGGGTTGAGTCAGGAGAAGTACGACACCGACCGAGTCAACGCTACCTCTTTGGTGACGCTGCATTCGGATGACCACGGTGAGATCATCGTACCCACCACCTACATCAAGTCCGCCCCCACTTCCGTGTCGTCTGGTTTCAGTCGGCTGGTGATGGGGTTGGATGTGGGTGTCCTGCCAGACAGCGTTGACTTGTCGTACACCACGGCAGAGATCAAGGCGTTGTTCAGTGCTTTGACGGGCTTGACCGATGTTGAAGTGACGATGTACACGGCGCCTATCACTGGCACCATGACACCCGAGCAAGCGGCATCGTTTGAAGCCAATCGACTGGCGGCTATCGAGAAGCGTGCAACCTTCTACGCCACCAACGAAAAGCTACAGGCCCGTGTGGCTGAACTCGAAGCGGTTAAACTCCGCTACGAACAGATCATCATTGCGGCTGGTTTGAAAGGCTAGGCTAGCGGTCTCCCTTCGGGGAGGCCGTTATGCCGTACAGGTTCGTGGGATAGTTTGTGCAAATCCCATAAACCCATCTAGGAGATTCCCCATGGGTGCTGAAGTAGTATTGGCTGTACCGCGTTTTGTCATCGATGAATTTCTGCCGGAAGGTTTCAGCAACATGTTCTCGCTGAACGCATTCGCCGATGCCATTCGTGGCCACGTCATCTGGGGCGACCGTGCTGAACTGAAGGCCAAGCGTGAAGACGCCCAGGCCATCGCCTACAACGTCTACGTGATCGAAGGCGAAGGTCAGTACGACGCTGACGAGATCGTCGTCTATCAGCGTGCCAAGACCGTTGGCGAAGAGCTGCTCCACGGCGACCACTCGGCAGGCTTTGGTGGTCATGTTGATCGTTCTCGTGACGAGCGCCTCACCGACCATGGCTATGTTGACTTCGTGCAAACCCTCCTCGCCAGCCAGGCACGTGAAGACGGCGAAGAGATCACCATAGCCGACAAGGGCGGCAACGTCATCAAGCCGACCTACGCCCACATCGGCTGGATCAACGACAACTCCAACCCGATCGGTCAGATCCACTTCGCCGGCGTGTTCCTGGCTCGCCTGCCACATGGTAGCAAGGTCGTCTCGAACGAACCGAACCAGATCATGCAGCCGGGCAAGACCATCCGCGATTTCGTGCGTGACGAAACCACCGTCTACGAGAACTGGACCCGCCTGCTCAAAGAGCCGCTGTACCACATGTTTACCAGCCATGGCAAGCTCGCCACTGAGCTGAAGTCCATCGGCTAAGTGCCAGCGTCATACTGCCCCTGCCTTGCGGCAGGGGCAGCTATGCCGTCAACGGATGTTTGGAGCAGTGATGTTTGCGTTGGGACTGGCAATGCCGTTCATCTTGGCGGCACCGGTTACTTCCAATGGGCCATCGATCTTGGTAGGGCCAATGATGTTGTTCTGCCCAGACTCAATGGTCGCAGTCGCTGCCTTGATGTAGGCTGCACCGGTTACTGTGATGGTGAAGTTGCCCGTGACGTTGTGGGTTTCATCCCCTTCAACCGTATGCGTCTCATTGGCCGGCACGTTAACGATCAGCTCCTGCCCGATCAAATGAACCTCAACGTCTTCTGCGTTGATCATCGAGATGCGGTTCTCGACGGGGTTCAGGGTGATCTCTTGGTTGTTGTCGTCCTGCAGTGTGGCGTAGCCTTCACCGCCGTTCAACTGGAACGTGAACTTGGCCATCTCATTGTTCTTGTCGGAGGTAGACAAGGTAATGATCTTCTTGTGGGCGGATACTTCAAAGATGTAGCTGTTCTCTGGAGTGCGCTGGGTGTTCTCATCGCCATTGGGGTCAGCTGCGTAAGCATAGCACGCTGTCTCAACCTTACGGGCGTGGGAGTTGGTATTGCGAGGTTCCCAGAAGAACTTGCCCGTGTCGCCGTAGGTGTAGATGATGACCTCCTCACCTGCTTCCACGTTGGGACAGGTTCGACGGTTGGATTCGCCACCAGAACGCCACACTGCGTTGATCGTGGACGAGGTGATCTCGCTGGACACGTACGCCACGCCAGAGCTGTCAGTACCGCTAGTCTCTTGACGCTCGCCTCGGTTGGTGATGGCACCGTTGGCAAACTGGGAGATCTCACTGGCAAATACCTCCAAGTTCCAGTCGTAGCCATTAACTTTGGCTTCCGCTGCCGTCCCCAAGGAGTACAGTTTCCACTGCGACTTCTCCATGTCGCCATATTCTTGATCTTCAGACATGGTGTATCTCCTAACAGAATGGGGGCACTTATTAGCGAATGCCAGAATACGGAATACCAACCATGCGTCCTATCGAAATCATCCTAACTGGATACAAGGGTTTCAACCTGTCCAACATTGGGCGGTTCAGATGGACCCCAGAATCAAACGAGCAAGTGATCCTAGGTAGCAACGGGGCGGGTAAGAGTTCTTTGCTGCATGTGATCATGTCTTTGGTGCCTAACGGTAACCGCTTCCACCCAGGCGGTGGGCAGGAATACCGCTTCGAGCATCAAGGGCGCATGTTCCATTTAATCAGCGTCTATAAAAATAAAGCCGGCCACCACCAGTTCTTCATGGACGGCGAGCAACTCAACGACGGCAATACTCAAGCCACTCAGAAAGAGCTGGCTGAAAAGTACGTGGGCCTGACTCAAGAGATCGCTGACATTATCACTGGCCGTGTGCGTCTGTCTCAGATGTCGCCGAACAAACGCCGTGAATGGATGATGCGTATCTCAGGCACCGACTTTGACTTTGTCATGGGATTGTTTGAACAGTTCCGCGTCAAGGCACGTGACCTGCAAGGCACCATGGGCTACCTCTTGGAGACTACTCACAAGATGGCCGACGAGATCCGGTCGATGGAGGAAGACTACCAAGACACGGACAAAGAGATTCAGGAACTCAAGCAACTGTCCATCGAACTGAACCAAATGCTCAATGGTCGAATGACTGTGCGTTCCAGTGAGGGCGTGGTTGAGCAGATGATGGCTGCTTACCGGGCCATCCAGCAACGTTCGCAAACCATCGTGGCTGAGACTGTCATTCGTGACAACTCTAAGTACGGTGGTCGTAATCGCTTTGAAGTGGACATGGCCATCAACCAGCTGCGTGATCGCATGCTGCAGACGCGTGGTGAGTGTGACAGCCATGAGAAAGCGCTGGAAGGTATTCAGTCCCTCATTCGACACGTGGGGCGTGAATCACTGGACGACCCTTCCCTGCTCACTGTAAGGCTTGCAGAGATCGAGGCTGAGCTTGCCACTGTACCAGATCCATACGACTGCGCAGGCAGCTCCCCAGAGGCCCTGCTGACCATTGCTCGGGGCATTGAAGGACAGTTGGCAGAACTCTGCGCCACTATCCCGTCCAATGCTGAGAACATCTTCACTCGGGGCGAGTACCAGAGCTGCAAGGACCGTCACCTGCAGTTGTCTCAGTGGGTGATTGATCAGCGCAATGTGATCTCCAAGATGGAGGCTACGCTCGAACACGCCACCCACACGCAGGATACCGACTGCCCCAAGTGCCAGCACAAGTTCAAACCGGGCTGGCCTGATGGGTTGGTGGAGAATACTCGCGCCACCCTGCAGCAGCGCTATGATGAAGTCGAGAAGGTTCAAGGTGAGATAGACGCCATCGCTATCCATATCGGGGACTTTGAAGACTACAGCCGCAAGCTGGGCGAGCTGAGTCGTATCCGTGAAAGCTCCAAGGCATTGTCCACGTTCTGGAACACGGTGGCCGAAGAGGGGTATGTGAAGAACGCCCCACAGATGATCCCTGTAGCGCTCGCAGAAGCCGTTAGAAGGCTGATGGACACTGAGCACGCCCAACGTATCCGTAAGGAGCAAGCCGATCTTAAATCGCGTCTGGAGCTGATTAAGAACAGTGGCGATCCTAAGTTCCTGTTGGGGCGAGCCGACCTGTTGGAAGGCGAGCTGCACGACAAGTACCAGATCATCGAGCAGTCGCTAAAAGACATTGCTTACCTCTCCGAAGAGCTGAACCATTTGGAGAAGATCGACACGCTGATGGAAGAGATGAATGCCGAGATCTATCGGTTTGCAGATCTGCGCCAGCAAGTCGAGGAAGCACTGCGCGATGAGCACGTGGATCAGGTGCGTGGTAAAGTGATGACTCGCCTGGGTATCCTGCACACCCAGACCCAGCGTTACCGTGACCTGTCCGCTCGTTACGAGAACGCTCGCTCCGACCTGATTGACGTCGAGGCTAAGTTCAACTCGTATAAGCTGTTGGCTAAAGCACTGTCGCCCACCCATGGCATCATTGCAGAGGCCACCAAGAACTTCATCCGTCACTTCACTGGTATGGTCAATGAACACATCGCGATGGTGTGGACCTACCCGATGGAGATTGATGCGGTTCTGGAGACAGGCGCAACGCTGACTTGTAAGCTACCGATCTCGATCAACAACGAACCGAACTTGGATGGCGACATTGCCGATGGTTCGACTGGTCAAGTCTCCATGATTGACTTTACGTTCAAGTTGGTGTTGATGGAACTGATGGGGATGGTTGACTACCCTCTCTTGGCTGACGAGTTCGGTAAGGACTTTGACGACGAGCACCGTGAGCGTCTGGTGAGTTACATTCAGGCATTGATGGAGCAGGGCAAGTTCAGCATGTTGTTCATGGTCAGCCACTACTCGTCGGTGTACGGTTCCTTCAACCAGGCCGAGTTTGTCGTATTGGATGACAGGAATATCACGCGACCAGCAGATGCCAACCGTAATGTGGAGATCGCTTAATGGATTGTAATAACCCAGACTGTCCTTACTACGGCAAGCGTCATCCGTACCCGCCGTTCCCGGAATAAGTATGTGGGGATTCATTTCCCCACTTCCCTCAAAATGGAGAAATCCCATGTCCAAGAAACAACAGCGCCGTGAGCGCCAGCAAGCCGAGCAGGCTGCGGCGCGCCAGCAGCAGGTAGCCCCGGCCCCAGTGGTCAAGCAGGATGACAGCCTGAACCTGGCCAAGTCGAAAGTCGCCACCATGATCAAAGAGATCGTGGGCGTGGCCGAGACTCACAAAGAGTTCCTGGAAGCTGCAGTGTTCGCACGTCGCTTCAACCTGGCCTCCATGAACTACTACCCGGCGATGAACTTCGAAGCTGCGGTAGCCAGCGATGGTGTCAAGGCGCCACGCAAGGTTGATGTCTACTGGCAGGGCAATGTGATTGCCAGCTGGGAGCCAGGTAGCCACCGCAACGGCTTCGAAGAGCAGGCGTCAGCCGAGCCCGACGAGAAGCCAGAACTGGTCGAGGAGGAAGAGGAAGAAGAGCAACCAGCTCCAACCCCTGCCCCGGCGCCAGCGCCAGCTCCCGAACCAGTGACCCCGCCTGAGCCGGTCATTCCACCGGCCGATGCCCCGACGCCTGAGCAGGAAGAACCGAAAGGCGACGGCGAGCAACAGCCACCTGCCGAAGAGCAGCAATCCGGCGAGCAATCCGAGCAGACTGAAAAGACTGCCGAAGAGCTGGCAGCTGAAGAAGAAGCCAAAAAGGCTCAGTCGGGCGAACAGTCCGAGCAGCAGTAACCCCCTGCGCCCTGTCCAGGTGACAGGGCCTTTATGCTAAAATTTGGAGAAAGTAATGGAAGACGTGCATGTTGTAAACGCTGAAGAGCATGAGCAAATTATCAAAGAACTTACGCAAACGCCGGAGGATGGCAGCATGCAACTCATCAATAAAGATTTGAAGATGGTCGATCCTTTCTCCCCCAGCCTCACGCTGGAGCAGAAGGAAGCGATCCTTGAAGAGTGCAAGGCTAACCCCATGTACTTCTACGACAAGGTGCTAGGCATCAAGGCCAGTCGCATGACCTGGGACATGATCCGCACTCTGCAGACCTATCCCAAAGAGGAACTGGGCTACATTGATGTGGAACATGTGATCAAGCCACGCGGCGACCACGACGGTGACTGGTTGAAGGATGGCTTTGTGTGTGAGCCAGGCATCGCAACTGCACAGCGCCGCATGGGCGACTTCCATCGCGAGGAGATTCGTGACGCGGTGTCCCCAGCATTCCCCACAAGCCAGAATGGCATGATGCGTGAAGCCAGGTTCTGTTGGAACATGACCTGCATGCACTTCGTACATGTCCTGGCCCCAAGTTTCGAGACCATCTCCAAGCAGTTCGACAACGTTACCCGTGAGCGTCTGCCAGAAGGGTTGTCGATTCGTTTGGTTGAGCATTCCAAGTGGCCAAGCGAACCTCACTTCGAATACCGCAAGCACAACGGCGACTGGCTTACGCTGAACTACACCCCATCCGTCAAGGTGCCAACGTCCGGGTTCTACTCCATTCAGGAAGTAGCCGACATGGCTGACAATGCAGTCAAGCTGTGGAAGAAGTCGCAAGACACCATGAGCGCTCACGCCACCGACGACCAGCGAGTGTACGAATTTGGCCAGCACGTTAGCGAGGCTTACGGGCGCGAGATGATCCGCGCTGTACTGACCCGTGGTGCAGTGAGCTTTGAATACCACGACCGCGATGGGCAGTGGAAGACGCTATGAACATCGGACATATCACAGGCTTCTCCCGTCACTGGTATCAATACGAGTTTGACGACAAGGGCAAGTTGGTAGAGCGTCTGGTCAGTCATTTGATTGACCCTGACCCTGAGCGGATAGAGAAGTGGATGGGCATCTCCATTCGCCTGGTATCTGAACCATATCCCAATGAGCGCATCCTCTACTACACTGGACACACTAGCTGGAGTAACGAACCGATGTTCGCCGGGCCATTGGCAGACCCTACCAAGGACCTGGCTGTACAAAAGCGCGACGAACATGCAATGACAGCCTACATGACCGCTGCCAATGTTATCAACATCGACCGCTGGCGCGACCAGCTCATTGTTTCGTACAAGGCGTGGGGCGGCGACCCACTCGATGGACTGGCCAAAAAACGCAAGGCATACGTCAATGTCGGTACCATTGGTCACGTCGATTACATGGGGCCTCGTAAAGAAGTCCTCCCACCACTTCAACAAGCTATCAGGGATGTAAACAATGGACGATAAGAAACAAGGTATTGCCCGCTTCCTCCACAACCCGCCAGCCGACTTCATGGAAGGTGCTACCGCCACGGCGCCAGCAGACATGACCCGCAATGACAAGTTTGGCATTGTTGCCGTCGGCTTCGACCCAGCACAGTCAGAGCTGATCTCCCGCGTCTGGCCTTACGGCGATGGCTTCCATGGTCAAGTTGTCCACCTGGGCAAGCGTAAGGAAGAGGTCCAGGTTGATCTGGCTCAGGTCCTGGAGAACCTCTCCCCTGACCAACTGCGCGACATCGAGGACGTCTCCTTCAAGTGTCTGGAGAAGATGATTGTACTCGATCACCTGCGAGTAGTCAAGCGCCGTAACCGCAACAAGCCAATGCCCAGCAAATTCATTTGCCACAAGTTGAGGCAATTTAACAAGGCTCAATAACGTCAAGGACTCACAATGGCCAACCGTAGAAAGCGTAGACAGCGTGCTGAAGAAAAAGCACACAACCAAAAGGTGCTAGATCAATTGGCACTTGCGTTGGCCAGTGAGGGCGTCACCAATGTCGTGGCTAAACCTGTACAGTCGCCACTGGCGTTCTCCATCCAGTCCCACATGGATGGCAGCGACAAAGATGTCTACTGGCCTAACCAGTTAGGCTGGCTGCAACACCGGGCAGGGTACAAGGACAATCAGCGCATCCTGTTCGTCGGGAGCACTGATCATTCCAATGCCCCTCAAAGTGGTAGCGAGTATCTCATGCTTCGCACTCCGAAGCAAGAGCCAATTGATCCAATCGACCAGATGCTGGAGGATTTGAAAGATGAAGAATCTGCCGAAGCCCTGCCAGCAGATGATGAGGAATGAGGTAGGCGGGTTACTACTGCCTCTGGCCTTCTGTGTGGCCCATGGTAAGCCGTTTACAAATCCTGAAGACCAACGTAGCTTTATTTACCTAGCGTCGCAGTGGAGGGCACGCTGTAACGCTCAGGACATGCTTTCTTTTCCATCTCGTTTATCGGAGTTTACATGCGTCCATCTTCGCTTAACCAAGGCCTGATGGCCGATTTCAAACGTAACGTTGACATGGCACTGGGCGCCGACCAAGATCCAGCGCAGGGCATCACCTTCTTTGAGTCCCGTGGTCATGAAGCACATGAAGCCATGCACAAGGGCCTCAGTGAATCTTACCAGAACATCGAAGCGCACAAGGAACTGGCGGAACTCATGCCAGAGCCAGCCGGGGGCTACCGAGCCAATCTCATCACCTTCGGTATCCGTGCCCGTGTCCTTGGGCTGGATAAGCACCCTGACTTCCGCAAGTTTCTGGCAGTCGAGCGAGCCTACCACGGCATCAATCAACTGGCGTTCCTCAATGGTCGCCAAACCGGCAAGTCTGGCCAAACTGCAGGCAGTGCGCGTGAGTTCCTGAGCAACTGGCTGAACTATATAGAACAAGCCGTTTCTACTAAGGGAGTGTAACACATGGCTGCAGATTTGAGCAAGTTGCCTAAGGGCGTAAAGAAGGGTCCTGATCTCGACAAGGCGAAAGCCGATGAGAACGAGAAGAAGGCCAAGTTGGAAGTCCCTAAGGAACTGCGCCAGGCCCTGGAGCAATCCAACGGCATGTCCATCAAGACTGAGACGGGAAAGATCACCTTCCTGCCTCACGCCAAGATCCTCAAGCTGTGGGCTGGTTTGAATGAGTCCTACACTGACGGCAAGAAAGACGACGAGAAGGCCAAGCCTGACTCGGGCGTTCAGCAAAAGTGGTGGAGCCCTGATTGGACTCCGTTCGCCAAGATCAATGGGGCGGACTACTACTGCGTGGACATGGCGCCAAGTTCCGGTGGGCGTCGTGGTCAGATCATCCTTTTCCGCACCGGTAAACCCAAACGGCAAGTCATCGCCAAGTCTCTGGATGAGTTCATCTCGATGGTGTTCTCACAGATCAAGTAAGGAACCCGCATGCAAGCAGCGCCTGTCCCTGTAATGACGTCACAGCAAATGCGTCAAGGTCGCCAAGCTATTCGCGAGATCGTCACCAGCATTCAGCTGGGCAAGATTGTAGAACGGCTCAAGGCAAAAAAATAAGTGGTTGGCAGTGTCTCCCTCCCACCTTCGGGTGGGAGGGAGCGTTATGCCGTCAGCCGACTATCTTGGCTGGGTTCTTAAAAACTTCTGCAGCGTCTTTGCTGGTGTAGACAGTGGTAAGGTACTGGCCGTTCTGTACGGCGACCACCACCCCCACGCCATCATTCTTGAATACTATCACCATGCGCCCGCACTTGTCAAGGCCTCTGGCAATCATAGGCGGGGCTTCGGTTATGGTGGGGGAGTTGATGAAGCGGTGTTGATGCTCAGGTCTTACCAAATCCCATTCAATCAGATCCAGGTAAACCAACCCTGGCCAATTCCATTGCCTGCGAGTATCAGCTACGGATGTCTTGGTAGATTCCCGGAACAGTCCGTCCTGGATGTGTTCGTATTGCATTTGCCCTCCTTAGGACACAGGTCACAAGCATACACTTAAAAGCACTGTCACGTCAATGCACTTAAGTCTAGGCTTAAGCGATCAGCGTGGCAGTGGCCTTGCAGAGTGTTTCATATTCGCGCAGGACTTCATCGCGTTCAGCAACGAGGAGCGCATGTTGGTGGCCTTGCGATTGAGCCATCAGTTTCGACAGCTCACGCAGGCGGTCACCGAGCATAAGGATCATGCTATTCATCTCAAGCAGTTTCATGTTCATTGTTAGACACCTTGTCGTATTCGGCGATAGTCGCCATGAGGTCCCGTTTTGCGTCTTGCAAGCCAGGGGTAGAGAAGCGGGAAGCAGTCATGACTTCTTCCAAGTTGTAGCTACCGTCCCAGCGGGTTTCAACGATACCCACGAGACGATCACCAGTCTTGCCAAAGTCCTCCCACTCTTTGAGCACTTGACGGAACTCAGGCAGGACCAGCAGGTTGACACGGTTTACGATTACTTTTACAGCAGCCATTTTCTTTCTCCTTAAACGGCATAAAGCCCCCCACTGTTTCCAGTGGGAGGCCTGTTTACGTTCCTTGATTAGAACGAGTAGATCTGACCCTGGTAGCAGACAGCGCTTACACGCTTGTCATACAGCTTCACGCTGTTCCAGATGGATTGACGCAGGGCCTTGGCATTGTGAAACTTGTACAGCTTCACCTCTACTTCCAGAGGCTTGCGCAGGCGGCAACCGCCTACGGTGATTTCCACGTAGTCCTCACCGCGCGATGCAGCGCATTGGTAGATGGAGACTTTGTGGACAGTGTAGCCCCGGTAGCGAATAACCCGAGCAACGATGGCGGTCAGTACAACGAACGCCAGTACAACCAAGAACGTATAAAGCATGTGATCCTCCTTAGGATCTGGGAATCGCCAGCCACACTATCGTGGCTGGCGTGTTGCAGTTTACTTCAGTTTGGCGAGGTTGTCACGTAGAGATTGAATGAATTCGTCAAACTCTTTGTGCTCGAAATCCAGTTGACCCAACTCGCCTTCGTCCATCGCCATCTGGAAAGCCCAGTCGGTGAAGTGGACAGCGGCCATGGACAGGTTGACCCCACGGTCATGTACGCGGAAGGTGTGCTGCAGGCCGTGTGCATAGCGCCCATTGGCCCAGCCCAGATCGCCGCTCAGATCCTGGCCGATGTTCAGCATCTCCACCACCAGATCAGCGCCACCCAACTTGATCAGCTCGTCGAACATCTTCTCTACGCGCAGGGCGTAGGATTCGAACTGGCTGTACATGGCAGCGATAGGAGCGAACCAGCCATCGTTGATTTGGTTGATGGGGAACAGGTTCATCACCATCGGGCCTTCGAATGCAACCTTGCGAATGGCACGCAGGTCACCCAGTACAGCAAACTTAGCGGTTACTTTCATGTTGTCCTCCTAGGACTTTAAGATTCCCCAGCCTTGCGGGATTGCTTGGCTGGGGTGACGCTATTATGCGTTAGTTAGCGGGCGCTGTCAACAGCAAATACATTGCCGTTGTAGCAGACGTAAGCCAACTCACCCAGCGAGCTATTGCTTTTAAGCATGGCTTGCAGGGCTTTCCACACCACCACTTGTTCCAGCCCCTCGCTTGGGTTCAGGAACTTGCGGACGGTGAGGTCCAGCTGGTGACGACGCAGCACGCCGTTAGGCATGCGGGTCTCAACGAAAGTCTTCGCATCGGCCACGTCGTGGCGCAGAGCGATACTCTTCACTTTCGCAGTAGCGAAAGCGGCATTCAGGAAATTGCGGATCATAACGTGTCCTCCTTAGGACGTAGGGAATACTGCTATGCCGACTCCCTATGAATCGGCATAGAAGCGGGCCCTCTTGCGAAGGCCCTAGGGCTTACTGCAAAGCTTGCAGACGAGCCACAACAATCTCGTGGTTCATGCAGGCCTGACGACTTTCCTCGATGAAGTGAACGTCTTTGAAGAAATTCATTTCACGACTAGCGCCGTGCTGGGCGAGGAACTCTTGCTGGATGTCGTGTGAGCGATTAATCAGCTTAACGATAGCGCCAGCCATAGCAGCCTTGCCAACTTCTTTTACAGCAGCCTGATCGGCTTCCAGTTCGAACTGCAGTTGCAGAACGATACCTGATTGGCCTTCCAGGTGAGCGTGGTCCAGATGACCAATCTCGTGAGCGATTACAGCGCGGCGCTCTTCTTCATTGAGGGCACTTACAAACTCCTCAATGAGGATGATGTAGTTACCAGCTTCAGTGATCGGGCTGGTTGGGGTCTTCTCGCGAACCACTGCGAGCAGCTCCTCCGTGACGTGCATCATAGCACAGCCACACACAGCCGCCAAGGCATTCAGAGTAGCCTCTTCATCCGCACCGGGGACCATTGCCATTTCCTCAGCAATGGTGGATTCGTAGAGGAAGAGTTTCTTTGCGGCATTCAGAACGGTAACTTTAGGCATGTTGTCCTCCTAGGACTTGAGAATACCCAACCCCCAAGGATTAGGGGGTTGGGGTGTATCGATTATAGCGAGACTTTCAGATCCATGTCAAGCTGGTAATTGCAGTTTTCGAATTGGATGTTAACCAACGCACCCAGATTCTTTTCCAGCACCTGCAACCTAGCTTGATTCCAGACTTCCTGCATCAGCCAGAACTTATCACCGAAAGGCATCATCTTGTATTGGACCTTAAGGTTGTAGCGGCGATAGCCGCCACCCTTAGCCACCTCGACCCACGTTTGACCGTACTCGTAGGTGGTGCCAACAAAGGTGCCATTGTAATTGGTGCCTCGGCTTTGCAGCCAGCGAGCCACATAGGCCAGTCCCCAAGTAGCCCCGAAGACCCCAATCACAGCTGCGAACAGTTTCGCAGTTTCCAGCATGATGCTTGCATCCATTTCTTTGTCCTCCTAGGACTTGGTTATAAGTGAACAGAGAAGTTTATTCTTCCTTATTCACGTGGGTATTATAGGCCTGAAATCTAGTTAAATCAAGCCCCCAGCATCAACTTCTTTTTGGCTTACTCATACACTGATCCGATTCACGGAAAAGCGTATTGTACTTGAGCGCCCACGCTTGAGCCTCCTCCAAGGACATGTAAGTAACCACGACCTTGTACTCTCGCCAGTTACGCCCTAGACGGCGCATGATGGGATTACTGTGAACCCCATTGCGCACACCGTGGGCGTGGTGATATACCCGTCTACACACATTGGCGGAGTAGCCGAAGTATACCTTACCTGTGGGCTTATGCACAAGTGTGTAAAAGCCCGCCTCCTGCTTTAGCCTCATTCTTTCTCCTTACCGAGGAACTCACCTACCTTGTCCATGTGGACATTCAACCCGCCAGAGTATACCACCTCGACGGATGCGTTTTCAACTATCTCTCGCAGTTGACGCAGGCATGGCCTGATGTTAAGATGGAATACATCGTAGGAACCGACGGGGGTGTTGAGGTAGGAGTAGGCGTCGATGATTGTATCCTCCTCGATCATGGCATCATACTTGCCTTCCTCGATGCCCCGTTCGATGTCGTCGTCGGCCCAAGACTTGACCTCCAGAGCATCGCGTGCGGTTTGTTGACGGTAGACGTAGCCACCATCTTTGCCGATAGGTTCGCCAACCTCGCCAGTGCGGTGCTGGTTCATGGAGAAGCCAGCGCCAGCTTTGGTAAGCTCCACGATGCGCAAGAAATCAGTGGTTGCATTCTCCCCTGTGGTTGGGGTACCATAAGGCTCATCAGCGGTAGCGGCCAACTCTTCTGGGTCATTCGCCAAGGCCCAAGGACGGGCGATGAGAATGGCCTGCTTGAGGATGGACTCCAGATCCTCCCCCACCAGCTGCAGGCCCTCACAGGCGTTCTGTGGGTAGAAGTCCAGCTCGAACAGATCCTTACCGGTGAGGATGCGCTGGAAGGCCTCGTCGGTAATCTCCAGACCGCCCTTGCGTAGGTCGGTCAGGCGTTTCTCTGCGGTGTCGTAAACGTTGCGGTGGTGGTTGGCTTCGATGTTAACCACGTCGCAGTGCATGCAGAGGGTGAACAGCAGGTCAGGCTTGCATTCTTGGTTTTGCATGTGTATACTCCTCAAAGTTCTTCGATTTCTTTAACGCAGAAACCCATGGCAACGATGCGCTGGGTGACACGCTCCATGCGTTGGGCGATGTGGACAAAGTAAAAGTCGTAGGGGAAGTGGACGCGCCAGAACAGAACCCCCAGTTCGAGGTCCAGTGCGATAACGACCTGGATACCGTCTGACCAGTGCGCAGAGAAGCCAAGCTGCCCTTCTACCAGTTGTGGACCGATCAGGTTAAAGTGCTTGCAGACACTGTTGTCACCTGGTAGAATTGGATTCAGTGGCAAGGTGCTGGCCTTGATAAGCATGTCGGCGAGGTACTCTGGGTCGCGTTCGAGTTCCGCCTGTTCATCGTCCCACATGTCGAGAATGCTGTCGTCCTCCAGCTCCGGCATCTCAGCAAAGTCGTCATCGCCGTCAAAGGACTGATTAGCCTCTTCGTTAGCGCGGTCAATGGCTTTACCCCGACATACTTCACAAACGTCGTATACGGGACCGTGGGTACCTTCTTCGAAGTCGCGGAAAGGAGCCACTACTACATTCTCTGCTTTACACCAATCACAGGAGGCGATACAATCCTGTGCAGCATCGATGCGGAATTGCTCGATGTGGGTTTCGCAGAGGGGAAGCCACTCTTCACCCATCGAGTCAGCCTCTGTGCAATACTCGTGGGTGGCGTGGGCCTTGCACTCATCGTACTGGCAAGGGCATTGGTCTTCGGCACGCAGTTCACGTACGTGGCCTGGAAGTGGTGCGGTCATAATAACTCTCCTTAGAGCTGTGGGCATAAGGTCCACGGGAAATCCCGTGGACCGAGGGGGTGGGGTTAGTCGCCAGAACTACCGCCGGAATCGCTGCTGCTACCGCTGTCGCTGCTGCCACCGTAATCGGTATCGCGGGAAGGCGAGCAGGCTGGTTCACTGCGGGTTGGTTCTGGTGCACAGTAAGCCGGCGCCGGCGCTGGCGCCGGATCATCTGCCAGCAGCATACCCAGAGCCACGCCAGTCAACAGGTCACCGCTGTTGTCGTGTACCGGGGCAGACGCCGGGCGAGAACTTGCCATGTTCACACGATGGGTGCTAAGATGAGCAGGCATCGGTGGCGGTGGAACCGGATTACCACGAGACATGCGGGCACTGGCCAGGGCGTCTCCACCAGCGGCAGACGGCAGGATGTTGGCAGCTGTGGTATCAATGCCATGCTCCTGCAGAATGATGTTCAGGCGCCGGATGATGAGGGCCTTGTCGCGGACCTCCTGAGACAGCGCGATTCGTACGGTTTTACCGTCGGCGATATCCTCGCGGGCAATTCGCAGGTCACGATGCAGGCGCTCTGACTCATCCAGCTGATCCTGCATCTGCTTGCCTAGCTTCTGGATACGCTTGTCCCGTACATCGCTACCTTCCCAGGCATCGTCCAACGCCTTCTGCAAGGAGTTGATGTAGATCCCGGCGATGAAGCAGCCGAATGCCAGGACATACGCAATTACCAAGGCCTGCTGGCGCGGCGTGTCAGAAACCATCATGGCAAAGATAACCACGCCACCAATGACTCCGAACAGAAGTCCCATTGCTCTTCTCATTTTTTGCTCCTTAGTAGGTCTTGAACAGAACGCGGTTTTCGCCACCTTGTTCTGCGATCTCAATAATGCTTTTCCGCCTTACTATCCCCCACAGTCGTACAGCTCGAATGATGCGGGAGTCCTTGTTGAGCGGAAGGGTGGTGTTGACTTGGATGCGTTCGGTACGGTTGTGAACGTTATTCCAAACCACCAGACTCAGGTTACCCTCTTTCGATTGAGTAACTCTGCGGGCGCCGATCTTTGCCAGCAATCGGACAACCCGCGAATACAACATGACCATTACAGTCAGCCAGCTCATGCCGGCTATAATGGTTACTGCTACATCATCCATGTTACCAGCTCCTTATTTAAAGCTAGCCGCGATTGCAGCCTGTGGGGACTCATATGCAACCCGATCCTGAGTAGCAGGTTCAAGGCTTGCGAAGAACAGGCAGACAGTAGCACCGACTGCCAAGAAGATAGCGGGAACCGTGAAATGTTTAAGCATGATAGACTCCATTCATAGTAACGTCAAGAAGGCTTATTCCTTCTCTTCATGTGAGTAATATAGGTTCCAAATATAGTTAAATCCGGTATAATGGCATACACCCCCTAGCCCCCTTTCGGAGGCTAGGGAGCGCCATTGGCGTGGTATTACTTACTTACGGGCAGGTCGACCACAGACACCGCCGAAGGCTTTGGCGATATCGTTGCCGATACCCTGAGTGGAACTGATCTCATTACCCTCGCGGTCAGTACACAGAATGAACTGGAACGATCGACCAGAGTCTCGGTAGAACATCAGGACCATACCAAGGTCTTTGGCAGCCTCGGTCAGGTAGGTTCCCAGCTTGTCTCGCACTGTCTGAGTAAACGGTGCGTACTCGTAGGTCACGGGCGTACCCTGCCACATGCCAGGTACTGGGGTAGAGTTTGTGTCGTCGCCATCCACCATCCCACGATAGTGGGCAATAGCACCTTTCAATGCCGCAGCTTCTTCGCGCAGCTCGGAACCCACAGGATGAATGCGGGTGACATGTACCCTGTTGCCTGGGACAGCGATGATACCACTACCATCAACGTGCTTACCTGCGCTGGCAGCGGCGTCTGCGATTTCGGCACCAGCACCGACCGACGTATCAATCAGATGACCTTCTGGATCACAGACGTAGCGCAGTTCGCCTGCCTGGGAGAAGAACAGGATCAGGTCAGAGAACTTGGCAATGCGCATGGCTTCCAGTACATCTCGACCGGTACCGCGCAGAACGTTCATCCGCTTTTCATCGTCATCGGCTGGATAGACAATGAACAGACGCTCGCCAGCGCCAATCTTGCGAATGCGTTCGCTAGCAGCGTTGGCTTCACGGACGGCCTCGTCAACCCCACCTGACCCGCAACCAGAGATAGCCGCCTTGGTGGCGTACTTCTGCAGGGCGTTGGCTTGCCACACATTGATGGTGGCGCCGTCGTAGGAGACATGGGCGGTCTTCCACTTCGGCGAGGTCAGTGGGGCGCGCACTACGTCACGAGTGATGGCGTAGCATTCATTCGGACGCACAGAGTCCTTGGTGATGACAACGCGATCGTGGATGAACTTCTCGATGCTCGCGTCTGCGGTCAGCAGTTTGCGGCTCTCGGTGAAGGCCATGTCTTGGATGCGCTTAAAGGCATCGAAGTGCAGAACCAGAATCCAGTCCATGCTACGCGGCGTAGACTCAGCCGGCATTACATGGCACATAAACGGTTCTTCCATCATGCTGGCGAAGATGGCAGTCAAGCGCTCGCTTACCAGCACGTGTACCAGTGGGGCAACACAGTGGCGACCATTCTCGCCAGTGTCTTCTACCCAGTGGTAGAGAATGTCGTTCGACAGTTCTTTTTGTTGCGGCTCCGGCAGACTGTCCATGCACAGGAGTTTATGTACAGCGGTTTCCACGGTTTTCAAATCGTTGATATGAATGAGTGGCTTGAATGCGTGTTCGGACACGACGATGTTTACTTGAGTCATGAGTGGTGTTCTCGATTAGTTACGGAGGTAGGGTGTCGACTGATCCACGCCAATGGTTTTAGCGTCGTGTTCCCTATATAATCAAGACTTATCCTTTGACTCTTTAAGGGGGTGCTCATGACAGAGGTTATTCGTAAGTTGCAACAAGTCCTTAAAGACGAGGGCTTCTACAAACTCGACGTAGATGGCAAATGGGGAAATGGTTCCCGTGCCGCTTTAGAAGCTGCGCTCAGCGCAAAGGAGACAAAGATGCAAATTGCATGGGGC